CTATGCTGTTTTGATATCTACGATAATCCAGTCTTTACCACGATCATCATTGTATCGGTCGGTCATTTTTCTGGATTTATGGCCTAACAACTTTTGCGTATCCAGACCCTGTTCCCGATATAACCGTTCTGACAGAGATCGCTGCTCATGAAATGTGGGCGCAGTTCCTTGCTCCCATTTTATGCCACATTTTTCCCGGGCCTTTTTAAAAGCCGTTGTCAGAGTATTTGCAGAAACCTGGTCTCCTCTGTTTGCTTGAGAGGTAGTGTGACGGTAATGGACCAGATATTTACTAACAACAGCATCCCTGCACTGAGATATAACTTCACGAAGGGTAATATTCAGAGCATCGCATTTCAGGTTAAGCGGAATAGCAAGTTTTGAACCGGTTTTTTCCTGAGTAATGTGCAACATGTCGTCCCATATATCAGAGAATTTCAAATTGCAGATATCGCCTAAACGTTGTCCAGTAACAAGAGCAAGTAGCATGCCGCATTTTAAATAGGGCTGCCGTCTGCTTACGCTGTCAAATATTGCCTGCCATTCGGGCAGTGACAATCTTTGGCGGTTTACTCGATTTCGCGGTTGTTTTGTTGCCTGCGCTGGGTTAAATCCTGGCGGAACATGTCCTGCGTGTTGTGCTTCTTTGAAGACGTCGATCAACACCATTCTCACGACTTGCGCCATCCTGTTATGACCTTCAGCCTTTACAGCATCAATTATTTCGGCAATATCAAGTGCGGTAATATCCTTGAGGTGTTGCATTCCACAATGCTCACGGAAAAGACGAATGGGTTTGCCTTTTTGCCGATAGGAGTTGGGTCTTAGTTCATTATGTTGCAGCCTGTCCTCTTGGATAGAAATATATTTATCAAGCCATTCTGTCACCGTAATGTCTGAGCGCCTGCCTTTCATTCTTTCCAGACGCTCATTGACGCTTAATATTTGTCTGGTACGTTGTTCAGCAATAATGGTATTTGCTTCAGTAGCAACTTGTTTTGCTTCATTCTCATCAGTTCCTAAGCTATGAAAACGACCGGATAGTGGATGTTTGTATTGCCAATATACCTTTCCGGTTCGCTTATCTAATTTGCAATATAAATTGGGTATAGAGATTTTGTGAGATCGGGGTCTAGCAGCCATCAGCGATTATCCTTTGGAGTTTTGGGTTTGCGTTTATTGGGAGTTGCGGTTCTGCAAGCGTTCCTACAAAACGGGAATTTCGGTCAATCATCCAGTAGCGACCAACTTTTATAGCGGGTGGGGCCATCATTTTCCCTTGCGCGTATTTTTTCAGAACTCGCTCACTTGGTGCTAAGTCCCCAAATTCTTCTTTAGCCCAGTCCTGTAAAGTGATTAGTCGAGACATTTGTCCTCCTCTTAGCTGCTGAGGGAGTTTGTGACCGATATATCTGACATGATATTAAGCTCATGGCAGGTACATCTCTTGACTGGTCATAGAGATAAATTTAATGCTGAGAAATGCAGTATTGAATTTATCAATTTTTCTATTTCCTGCGCATGTCACGTAACTTCTTAATGTGTTCTGCCGTTTCGATCTCTTCTGCTATCCGATCTGCATCAGCTTTATTCACAGGTTCAAAGTCATGATTAAAGCGGAACATGCTGGCGATACATGTTCTGCCTTTTCGGATGTAGTGAACTTTGTTGTGGGTAGAACGCAGGATTTTGCAGGGAGTGCCGTGGTGGTCGACGTACCAGGTGTTAGGGTCAATCACTCTGAACATTCTTGACCTTGTGTTGTGCGGATTGATATTCAGTGCTGATATTCACCTTTATAGCGAACACCTTTACCGGTTTATCGCCAAAGTGCGGATGTGTGATTGTCTTCACTTCATATCCGTCATACGGAACATCAATTCTGCGACTGGAATCGTCGCGCTTCGGATATCCCTTTGTGATAATCAGGCGGTCATATTCCCGGAACATAATTCGCTTATTCCAGTAGTCATTACACAAGCGATACTCTTCCGTTTTCTCTCCGCGAATCATGGCATCGAAGTATTCACTTTTAACAGCAAGTTGCAGGTTAGCCATCACTTAATCCCCCTTTGTTTGCGGATAAGCTCCAGATCTTGCTGGCAACTGGCGCAAGTCCGACAACCCTGAACGGCCAGGCGTCTTCGTTCATCTATCGGATCGCCACACTCACAACAATGAGTGGCAGATACAGCCAGGTAGTTCAGGCGGCGCATTTTTATTGCTGTGTTGCGCTGTAATTCTTCTATTTCTGATGCTGAATCAATGATGTCTGCCATCTTTCATTAATCCCTGAACTGTTGGTTAATACGCTTGAGGGTGAATGCGAACAATAAAAAAGGAGCCTGTAGCTCCCTGATAATTTTGCTTTTCATGTTCATCGTTCCTTAAAGACGCCGTTTAACATGCCGATTGCCAGGCTTAAATGAGTCGGTGTGAATCCCTTCAGCGTTACCGTTTCGCGGTGCTTCTTCAGTACGCTACGGCAAATGTCATTGACGTTTTTATCCGGAAACTGCTGTCTGACTTTTTTGATTTCAGAATTAGCCTGACGGGCAATGCTGCGAAGGGCATTTTCTTGCTGAGGTGTCACTGAACAAGCCCCATGTCGGCAAGCATAAGCACACAGAATATGAAGCCCGCTGCCAGAAAAATGCATTCAGTGGTTGTCATACCTGGTCTCTCTCATCTGCTTCTGCTTTCGCCACCATCATTTCCAGCTTTTGTGAAAGGGATGTGGCTAACGTATGAAATTCTTCGTCTGTTTCTGCTGGTATTGGCACAAACCTGACTCCAATTTGAGCAAGGCTATGTGCCAAATCAATACTCGTTCTTAACTCAACAGGAGATGCTTTGTGCATACCGCCCCCCGTTTATTATTTATCTCCTCAGCCAGCCGCTGGGCTTTCAGCGGATTTCGGATAACAGAAAGACCGTGAAATACCCAGCCTCGCTTTGTAACGGAGTAGACGAAAGTGATCGCGCCTACCCGGATATTATCGTGAGGATGGGTCATCGCCATTGCTCTCCAAATACAAAACCAATTTCAGCCAGTGCTTCGTCCATTTTTTCGATGAACTCCGGCACCATCTCGTCAAAACTCGCCATGTACTTTTCATCCCGCTCAACCACGACATAATGCAGGCCTTCACGCTTCATTCGTGGGTCATAGTTGGCAAAGTACCAGGCATCTTTTCGTGTCACCCACATGCTGTACTGCACCTGGGCCATGTAAGCCGACTTTATGGCCTCGAAACCACCGAGCCGGAACTTCATGAAATCCCGGGAGGTAAACGGGCATTTCAGCTCAAGGCCATTGCCGTCACTGCATAAACCATCGGGAGAGCAGGCGGTGCGCATACTTTCGTCGCGATAGATGATCGGGGATTCAGTAACATTCACGCCGGAAGTGAATTCAAACAGGGTTCTGGCGTCGTTCTCGTACTGTTTTCCCCACGCCAGCGCCTTAGCATTAACTTCCGGAGCCACACCGGTGCAAACCTCAGCCAGCAGGGTGTGGAAGTAGGACATTTTCATGTCAGGCCACTTCTTTCCTGAGCGGGGCTTTGCTATCACGTTGTGAACTTCTGAAGCGGTGATGACGCCGAGCCGTAATTTGTGCCATGCATCATCCCCCTGTTCGACAGCTCTCACGTCGATCCCGGTACGCTGCAGGATAATGTCCGGTGTCATGCTGCCACCTTCTGCTCAGTGGCTTTCTGTTTCAGGAATCCAAGAGCTTTCACTGCTTCGGCCTGTGTCAGTTCTGACGATGCGCGAATGTCGCGGCGAAATATCTGGGAACAGAGCGGCAATAAGTCGTCATCCCATGTTTTGTCCAGGGCAATCAGCAGAGTGTTAATCTCCTGCATGGTTTCATCGTTAACCGGAGTGATGTCGCGTTCCGGCTGACGTTCCGCAGTGTATGCAGTATTTTCGACAATGCGCTCGGCTTCATCCTTGTCATAGATACCAGCAAATCCGAAGGCCAGACGGGCACACTGAATCATGGCTTTATGCCGTAACATCCGTTTGGGATGCGACTGCCACGGCCCCGTGATTTCTCTGCCTTCGCGAGTTTTGAATGGTTCGCGGCGGCATTCATCCATCCATTCGGTAACGCAGATCGGATGATTGCGGTCTTTGCGGTAAATCCGGCACGTACATGATTCATTGTCCTGCTCAAAGTCCATGCCATCAAACTGCTGGTTTTCATTGATGATGCGGGACCAGCCATCAACGCCCACCACCGGAACGATGCCGTTCTGCTTATCAGGGAAGGCGTAAATTTCTTTCGTCCACGGATTAAGGCCGTACTGGTTGGCGACGATCAGCAATGCGATGAACTGCGCATCGCTGGCATCACCTTTAAATGCCGTCTGACGAAGAGTGGTGATCAGTTCCTGTGGGTCGACAGAATCCATGCCGACACGTTCAGCCAGCTTCCCAGCCAGCGTTGCGAGTGCTGTACTCATCCGTTTTATACCTCTGAATCAATATCAACATGGTGGTGAGCAATGGTTTCAACCATGTACCGGATGTGTTCTGCCATGCGCTCCTGAAACTCAACATCGTCATCAAACGCACGGGTAATGGCTTTTTTGCTGGCCCCGCAGCGTTGCAAATGATCGATGCAGAGTGATTCAAACAGGTGCTGTGGAAGACCTTTTTCCATGTCGTCTGCCAGTTCTGCCTCTTTCTCTTCACGGGCGATCTGCTGGTAGTGACGCGCCCAGCTTTGAGCCTCAAGACGATCCTGAATGTAATAAGCGTTCATGGCTGAACTCCTGAAAATGGCTGTGAAAATATCGCCTGCGAAATGCCGGGCTGATTAGGTAAACAGGAAAGGGGATTAGTGATTCAGGCCGTTGCCGCGTCCGTCGAGAAAAACTTCCACGAGCAAATCACGGGTATAAGTGCGCTCGATGCCGCGATGCAGATAAAGCCGTCCGCGTAAATTAGCTGATGCAGTCCAGGTACCATCTTTGTGTTTGACCAGCATTCCTGGCATGACCGCACCGCGATTAACGGTCTGCGTTCCGTAATGTTGATGAACCATAAAAACTCCTGCCCGTAAGCTGGGCTGCTGAACATATAGAGACTTCTGCGCGTATTCAGGCGGTGGATGGCCGCCGGTTGTCATAACTAAGCCGCCTCGTTGAAGCGACTAAGGTATGAAATGTTGAGTTAATTTCAGCTGGTCACACCGACGTTCACGCGTCCGTTTCACCCCTCGCACTCCCCGAAGCCTGCTGAAATTCAAACTGCGGATCTAAGCGGTCATCGCAACGGTGAATCAGGTAGTTGCCGTATCGTTGTGTTGTTGCGATGAACTTATTTAAAACTATAGTTGTTTTATCGTCAACAACAAAAGTTGTTTTATTGGTTGTTTTAGATATAACTGGTTGTATTTAGGATGGATTTATTTTGTGACTTGAATCGCATAGCGATAACTGAAGCGAGGTTATGGTGGTTTTTTTAACGGTGTGTGTGATGAGGGGAGGGCAAAAGAAAACCCGGCACGGTGACCGGGATTCTTACGCCGTTAGGTAAAGATATTATTGCGGTGGCTTAATATTACTACCTAGAGCAAAGATAGGAATTAGTTCTTTACTGAATGAGCACAATGCCCAGTTGATAATTTTTAATTGGTACTACCCATGCTTCCTATATGTCTGCGGCATGCTCCCAATAACCTTACCGAAGATGAACACCCGGTTCATCTCGTCTTTCTCGATCGGGTCCCACGGTGAGTAGCTTTTGTTATCAGAGATGACCAGCAGCTTATCCTTCATCATTTGCAGGCGCTTTACATGGGCTGTGTCGTCGTACAGAAACGCATAGATACCATCACCGTCGAAAGATTTAACTGTGATATCAACGAACAGCAGATCACCTGGTTCGATCGTTCCTGACATGCTGTCACCACGCACGTTAATGATGCGGATATTTTCCGCCTTCCTACCATCGAACATGTGACGAGCATCGTCAAACGAGTACTCAACCGAGCGTAGAACTTCTACAAACTCACGGTTGATGACTCCCGGCCCAGCACTGACTTCTATATCAAGAACGTCAATCTTGAAGTATTTGGAATGGCTGACAGTTGATTGTATTGGTTGCACTGTACTGTCTGACATATTTCCAACGCCAGAAGATAACCATTCTGCGCGCACACCCAAAGCGTTCGCGATCTCCACGATTTTAGTTGTTTGATTAGCTTTCCCTGTTTCGATTTTCTGAATAGCAGCCTGGCTAACCCCGACCAAATCCCCAAGCGCCTTTTGTGTAAGGCCTCGCGCTAATCTGGCTTCTTTAAGTCTTTCTGAGAGTGTTGTTTTCATAGTCCAAATGTACAACCAAGGTTTTATTCCATCAAACGAAAATGGTTGTTGACTAAAAACAACCATAGTTTTAATCTTGATTCAAATTAACCACGGAGGTTGTTATGAACCCAGCTATCAAAACAGCGATCAATATCGTTGGTTCACAAAAGAAACTGGGCGCTGCTTGCGAAGTTTCACAGCAGGCCGTCTATAAGTGGCTTCACAACAAAGCAAAGGTATCCCCTGAACATGTCGGCAGCATTGTTACGGCTACTGGTGGAGTAGTGAAGGCATACCAGATTCGCCCGGATCTTCCGAAGTTGTTTCCACACACCGAAAAGAACGCAGCTTAAATTTCCATTTCACGCTCTTTAACAATAAGCAATCAACTTAACAGTCAATTCAAACTAAAGGAGTCAATTATGCAACCACTTACATACCAACAGACTAGCGGATTTAGCCCGACTGCGGTGATAAATCGTTCTCAAACAAAACAGGTGCCAGGCCACGAAAAAATCCGTGATGCCGTCCGCGCCTGGTCGGCTGTAGATAATCAGGATGTCGTTGCCACACTCATTGTGAATGAGTATCTGGAGCAGGGCGGCGGCACCATCGATTTCCCTGATGATGTCAGCCGTGCACGCCAGAAGCTGTTCCGCTTCCTCGATAACAAATTCGATTCTGAAAAATACCGAAATAACGTGCGTGAACTGACCCCGGCAATTCTGGCGGTACTACCGCTGGAATATCGCGGTTACCTGGTTGAGCAGGATAGCTTCATGGCTAGGTTGGCTGAAATGGAAAAGGAACTCAGTGAGGCAAAACAGGCTGTCATTCTCAACGCACCACGCCACCAGAAACTGAAGGAAATTAGTGAAGGTATTGTGTCGATGTTTCGTGTGGACCCAGATCTGGCTGGTCCATTGATGGCGATGGTTACTACCATGCTGGGGGCGATATGACAGGTTCAGAAATGGCGAAAGCCGGTCTGCTGGAACAGAACCGACTTTCAGGTGCAAATCGTAACACACTCATTGCGGGAGGAATTATGGCAAACACTGCTGAGATATTCAATTTTCCAGTGCCGGATGCGGCACAAAAGGAGCCGCGCGTGGCAGATCTCGATGATGGTTATACGCGCATTGCAAATGAGTTGCTGGAAGCTGTGATGCTGGCCGGATTAACACAGCACCAGCTTCTGGTCTTTCTGGCTGTCATGCGCAAAACATATGGCTTTAATAAAAAACTGGATTGGGTTAGCAACGAGCAACTTTCCGAATTAACCGGGATATTGCCGCACAAGTGTTCTGCTGCAAAAAGTGTTCTGGTAAAGCGTGGGATTTTTATTCAGAGCGGGCGGAATACCGGCATTAATAATGTGGTCAGTGAATGGTCAACATTACCCGAATCAGGTAAGAAAAATAAAGTTTACCTGAAAGAGGTAAATTTACCTGAATCAGGTAAAAAAAGTTTACCCAAATCAGGTAAAGGCGTTTACCCGAATCAGGTAAACACAAAAGACAAACTAACAAAAGACAATATAAAACCTTTTTCGTCCGAGAATTCTGGCGAATCCTCTGACCAACCAGAAAACGATCTTCCTGTGGTGAAACCGGATGCTGCAATTCAGAGCGGCAGCAAGTGGGGGACAGCAGAAGACCTGACCGCCGCAGAGTGGATGTTTGACATGGTGAAGACCATCGCGCCATCAGCCAGAAAACCGAATTTTGCAGGGTGGGCTAACGATATCCGCCTGATGCGTGAACGTGACGGACGTAACCACCGCGACATGTGCGTGCTGTTCCGCTGGGCATGCCAGGACAACTTCTGGTCCGGTAACGTGCTAAGTCCGGCCAAACTCCGCGACAAGTGGACCCAACTCGAAATCAACCGTAACAAGCAACAGGCAGGCGTGACAGCTAGCAAACCAAAACTCGACCTGACAAACACAGACTGGATTTACGGGGTGGATCTATGAAAAACATCGCCGCACAGATGATTAACTTTGACCGTGAGCAGATGCGTCGGATCGCCAACAACATGCCGGAACAGTACGACGAAAAGCCGCAGGTACAGCAGGTAGCGCAGATAATCAACGGTGTATTCAGCCAGTTACTGGCAACTTTCCCGGCGAGCCTGGCTAATCGTGACCAGAACGAACTGAACGAAATCCGCCGCCAGTGGGTTCTGGCTTTCCGGGAAAACGGGATCACCACGATGGAGCAGGTGAGCGACGGAATGCGTGTTGCCCGTCGGCAGAATAGACCATTTCTGCCATCACCCGGGCAGTTTGTTGCATGGTGCCGGGAAGAAGCATCCGTTACCGCCGGGCTGCCAAACGTCAGCGAGCTGGTTGATATGGTTTACGAGTATTGCCGGAAGCGTGGTCTGTATCCGGATGCAGAGTCTTATCCGTGGAAATCAAACGCGCACTACTGGCTGGTTACCAACCTGTATCAGAACATGCGGGCCAATGCGTTGACTGACGCGGAATTACGGCGCAAGGCTGCCGATGAACTGGCCTGTATGACCGCGCGAATTAACCGTGGTGAGGCTATACCTGAACCAGTAAAACAACTTCCTGTCATGGGCGGTAGGCCTCTAAATCGTGCACAGGCTCTGGCGAAGATCGCAGAAATCAAAGCTAAGTTCGGGCTGAAAGGAGCGATGAAATAGAGCTAAAGTATTAGCTTAAAAATAAAGTATACCTAGCGAATATAATCTAGGACTAGTTGTAACGCCCGAAATGATTGATTGCGTGAGCAACAAAATTTTTCTTCCATTGTTGTGAAATCATTTAGCCATAAAGTTTATGCAGAGATTTTATTTTATTTTTGAGTTGATTTTTTTGTAACGAGCTGTGAACATAAAACACTATCAGTAAGTTGGAGTCATTACCCAGGAATTGTTCTGTATTCTACAGCGGCCACAACAAAACCAGCTTCTGCCAGAGCCATTCTCATTTCAATAAATTTGTCATGTTCAGAAGACATGAATCCGCCGCCGGGATAATAAATAATGGCTGGTTTTAAATCATTTGTTCGCGGGACAAGAACTGACATGTGAAGCTGTCTGACAGAACGAGTTCCTTTTATCTGGGAATAAACAACATCACCAATGAGATCGACCTGGTTTCTGGTCGGTGAAACACTAATGATATCTGCACCCGGGGTGTAACCAGGAAGATTAGTCTGGACAGGTGTTGCACAACTCCCGACCGACATGGCCATTGACATACCATACAATAGTGTTGCAGATGATAATATCTTGTTAATTTTCATGTTTTACATGCCTTGACTTATCGGATGAAATTCTCTTACTAAATTTAACGGCAGTTTAATAGCCGTACAACTCGTGGTAGCCAGGGAAATATCCCAGTCGTGGTTAAGGTTGTACTTGACGGCTATTATTTCAACAATGCTTAAAGTGAGAGCTTAAGGTTATGCGTATGTTTTACAGTCCGAGTAGATTCTGACCAATAGCTTCTTTGTATAATTCTGTCAGAAATAAATCTTGGCTTGCATGAAGTTTGAGACCTTATCTTGTTTGATTATGAATAATCAATTCGCCATAATTGTATCACCGGAGCCTGAACAACTCCGGTGACTTCTGCGCTAAACGGGGACGTTTATGCGCACACACAATCCAAACTCTCTTCTCCCTTCACAGATGCAGAAATGCACCTGCGTTTTTTTGCATCTAGCGTCTGACCTCTGTGGAGGTGAAGCGTGAACCTACCACAAGATGGCATCAAACTGCATCGCGGTAACTTCATCGCTATCGGCCAGCAGATCCAGCCTTATCTGGAGAACGGAAAATGCTTTCGCATGGTGCTTAAACCGTGGCGTGAGAAACGCAGTCTTTCCCAGAATGCACTCAGCCACATGTGGTACAGCGAAATCAGTGAATACCTCATCAGCAGGGGGAAATCGTTCGCTACCGCAGCATGGGTAAAAGATGCTCTCAAACACACATACCTCGGTTATGAAACCAAGGACCTGGTTGATGTCGTAACCGGCGAAATCACTACTATCCAGTCGTTACGCCATACCTCCGATCTCGATACCGGAGAGATGTATGTCTTCCTGTGTAAGGTTGAAGCCTGGGCGGTGAATATTGGCTGCCACCTGACTATTCCGCAGAGCTGCGAGTTCCAGCTGCTGCGCGACAAGCAGGAGGCGTAATGGCTACACCGCTTATTCGTGTCATGAACGGACACATCTACAGAGTACCAAATCGTCGTAAGCGTAAGCCTGAGCTGAAACCATCCGAAATACCAACACTGCTCGGATATACCGCCAGCCTGGTTGATAAAAAATGGTTGCGACTGGCAGCAAGGAGGAATCATGGCTGACTTGAGAAAAGCAGCGCGTGGTCGGGAATGCCAGGTAAGAATCCCTGGCGTATGTAATGGCAATCCTGAAACGTCAGTACTGGCACATATCCGGCTGGCTGGATTGTGCGGTACCGGTATCAAACCGCCAGACCTGATTGCCACCATTGCATGTTCTGCCTGCCACGACGAAATCGACCGTCGCACGCATTTTGTTGACGCTGGATATGCAAAAGAATGTGCGCTGGAAGGTATGGCGAGAACACAGGTTATCTGGCTGAAAGAGGGGGTAATTAAGGCGTGAATACTTACTGCATCACACTACCCTGGCCGCCGAGCAATAATCGCTATTACCGCCATAATCGCGGACGCACGCATATCAGCGCAGAGGGGCAGGCATACCGCGATAATGTCGCCCGAATCATTAAAAACGCAATGCTGGATATCGGCCTGGCTATTCCTGTGAAAATCAGCATTGAGTGCCACATGCCGGATCGCCGTCGCCGTGACCTTGATAATCTGCAAAAGGCCGCTTTTGACGCACTCACCAAAGCAGGTTTCTGGCTGGATGATGCTCAGGTCGTTGATTACCGCGTTGTGAAGATGCCCGTTACCAAAGGTGGGAAGCTGGAGCTGACTATCACTGAACTGGGAGATGAATGATGTTTGAGTCTTATATGGCAGAACGTCTTCGCCGCCGCTGGGTGCGCCTGCGCTTATATCGTTTTCCTAGTTCTGTTTTGACCGATTACCGGATACTGAAGAATTACGCCAAAACACTGAAAGGAGCTGCCGCATGAATACCCAATATTTACAGTATGTCCGCGAGCAACTCATTGTGGCTACCGCTGATTTGAGCGGAGCAACGAAAGGACAGCTTGAAGCCTGGCTGGAGCATGCACAATTTGATACTGGTACATACAAACGAAAGAAGCCGCGCATTCTGGATGAGGTAACTGGCAGGATGATTACGCTGGATAATCCGCCGATTTCCGGTAAGCAGTTGTACGCAAAAGGTTCATCCATTGCACTGGTCAGCCAGGTTGAGTTCTCAACCTCGTCATGGCGCCGCGCGGTTCTGTCTCTCGAAGAACATCAGAAAGCGTGGTTGCTGTGGAGTTACAGCGAAAGTGTTCGCTGGGAACATCAGGTCACCATAACGCAGTGGGCATGGAGCGAGTTTAAGACTCTGTTGGGTACCAGGAAAATTGCAGGTAAAACACTGGAACGTTTGAAGAAGTTGATCTGGCTGGCGGCACAGGATGTGAAGAACGAGCTGGCAGGGCGTAAGACCTATGAATACCAGGAGCTGGCATCACTGGTGGGAGTGACATCAAAAAACTGGTCTGAGACATTTACTGAACGCTGGGTTGCAATGAAGCACATTTTTCTACAGCTTGATAGCCAAGCTTTATTGCTTTTAACGAAAACACGTTCAAAACAAAAGACCATATTTTCACAGCAAGATATTGCAAAACTGGATTAAAAATCATATATTTTATGTAAATCTGATATTTTGCCAATGTTGTACGCACTGGCAGTAATCCAAATTCAAGCCCGAGGTTTAAAGCCTTGGGCTTTTCTGTTTCTGAACGGTGAGTAGCCTTCCAACCTACCCCAGCCAGGGTGTCTTCAGCTGTTGAGTTGATATTGCTTAACCCTCTGTTGCCAGCTACATGCTGGCTTTTTTATTCCAGGCTTGCGGGGAGCATCAACTCCGTGCTTTGTCGTTAAATTACCCCGTGAGCCTGATTTCTGACATTTAACGTCCCGGCCTTTTGTCGGCGGCGAAACATTGGCTATTCATATGCACGAAAAAGAGAGCCTTGCCGGAGCGTTCTGGCTCGTTTTGCTGATCATCGCAGGTTGGGGCGGTCTGGTCCGCTACCTGATAGATGTGAAGCAGAGTAAAGCAACGTGGAGTTGGATAAATGCTCTGGCTCAAATAGTGGTATCAGGATTCACCGGTGTTATTGGTGGCCTGATCAGCATCGAAAGTGGATTCAGTATTTACATGATTCTCGCGACAGCGGGGATTAGTGGTGCGATGGGTTCGGTTGCACTGACGTACTTCTGGGAACGACTGACAGGGGTGAAAAATGCAAAATCTTAATCCTCAGCGTAAAGCCTTCCTCGATATGTTGGCGTGGTCAGAAGGAACGGATAACGGGCGACAACCGACACGTAACCACGGTTATGATGTTATTGTTGGCGGCGAACTGTTTACTGATTACTCCGATCACCCTCGCAAACTTGTCACGCTACACCCCAAACTCAAATCAACAGCCGCCGGACGTTATCAGCTTCTTTCACGCTGGTGGGATGCTTACCGTAAACAGCTTGGTTTGAAAGACTTCTCCCCCAAAAGCCAGGACGCAGTGGCATTACAGCAGATTAAAGAGCGTGGTGCTTTACCGATGATTGATCGCGGTGATATCCGTCAGGCAATCGACCGTTGCAGCAATATCTGGGCTTCACTGCCGGGCGCTGGTTATGGTCAGTTCGAGCATAAGGCTGACAGCCTGATTGCAAAATTCAAAGAAGCTGGCGGAACGCTCAGAGAGAGTGAGGTATGAGCAGAATAACCGCGATTATCTCCGCTCTGGTTATCTGCGTCATCGTCTGCCTTTCATGGGCGGTTAATCATTACCGCGATAACGCGATTACCTACAAAGCCCAGCGCGACAAAAATGCCAGAGAACTGACGCTGGCGAACGCGGCAATTACTGACATACAGATGCGTCAGCGTGATGTTGCTGCGCTCGATGCAAAATACACGAAGGAGTTAGCTGATGCGAAAGCTGAAAATGATGCTCTGCGTGATGATGTTGCCGCTGGTCGTCGTCGGTTGCACATCAAAGCAGTCTGTCAGTCAGTGCGTGAAGCCACCACCGCCTCCGGCGTGGATAATGCAACCAGCCCCCGACTGGCAGACACCGCTGAACGGGATTATTTCACCCTCAGAGAGAGGCTGATCACTATGCAAAAACAACTGGAAGGAACCCAGAAGTATATTAATGAGCAGTGCAGATAGAGCTGCCCATATCGATGGGCAACTCATGCAATTATTGTGAGCAATACACACGCGCTTCCAGCGGAGTATAAATGCCTAAAGTAATAAAACCGAGCAATCCATTTACGCCAATTCCCGAAACGAAGAAATGATGGGTGATGGTTTCCTTTGGTGTTACTGCTGTCGGTTTGTTTCCAACAGTAAACGTCTGTTGAGCACATCCTGTAATAAGCATTGCCAGAGCGGCAGAAAACAACATTTTTTTCATCTTATTATCCTGCATTGTTAAAAACGGCAGAATCCTATGTGACAACAATTAAACGATAGTTAAATGGATTGATGAAAATTAAAACTACACAGGTGGGCTCAGACTATTGGAGGAAGTTGGGGACACTCAGAATCCTGTGGAATGAAATAAACCGGTCTATCCGTCCATTACCCTTTTAGCTGCGCTGTATCGTCGCCGTATTCCCGCATTAACCATGACCGTAGCCCGACGGGGAATTCCTTCTGCGTGAGTGTGCGGGAATAATTAAAAACGATGCACACCGGGTTTTTACCGCGTTAATGATTCGCGGGTTTATCCCGGTGCGATGGTGGAAGAAACAGGAAGCTGTATTACAGAAAGTGCTACTACTGTATCCCGATGCGATGTATGTAATGTGAGTCAGATAATGGCACAGGATGTGGTGATGTGGCAGTCTGGAACACAGGATATATTGTCAGAATAAGACCCGTAGGAATAAAAATGAAAAGACGCCTTTTACTACTTTTTCTGTTATCTGTCCTGGCAGTGGGATGCTCGCAGCAAAAAGCTGATGAGCCCCGGCAATTAGTGACGGTGTATCCACGATATCCGGAATATGCTGCAGCAAATTATATCAAGGGGCTGGTTGAGGTTAAGTTCGATATTGGTGCTGATGGGACTGTGACACGGATCGTTTTTCTCCGCTCAGAGCCTCATAATTTGTTTCGTGATGAAGTGGTGAAGGCCATGGCGAAATGGCGATTTGAAAAGAATCGCCCCTGTCAGGGAGTGAAGAGACAATTTATCTTTACGCCGTCACGTCCTTGATGCTTCCAGGTAGAGAGGGGCTGGAAGCAGGAGAAAAATGAAAGAGCCAGCGGTTATATTTTTGTCATGGCTGACGAGGAATGATGGAAGAAGGCGTTGTATGCCACACAACGCCTCACTGTTCATTTCTTCTTTTTCTCTGGTGGAACCCGATGAATAAGAGTTGCACTGGTTTCCGATGAGATGGCGATATACTCGGGCAAAGTATGCTGGCAGTTTTCCAACTGGTCAAAAATACCTGCTCTCGTCTGTTGCAATGCCTGCAGCATGCGGCGGCAATGCGCCTTGCTTTTACTAACCATCTTTCCTTCCTCTATCAGTCGCTGCGTGAACTCATCATGGAATACCAGGTAAATGCGGATGTTATCGGTTTTGGCTACGCAGCATAGTACAAAACGGACAGGTGCATCCCGGGACGGGGGAGGCGTCACATGTCCCTGTGATGGTTGTTCCGGGTAATGTACTGTGTGGGGCATAAAAATGTCCGATAATTTTACTTTCTACCGCAGTTAGTTGATTCGTTGGTCCTGGTAGCACATTGGGCGAGGATTTAAATGCCAGGCAACTGAAGGATGATGTCGCAAGGGAGATAGCGAGAATATTTCTGATTTTCATTTGATGATGCCTCTGTGTGAAATGACGGTAAACGACGCACTTGTGCCGGCACATAATAGCAAGCACCATAATAGATCAGATTCGATTCTTGCTGTAAGTGATAATTATTCTCGTTTTCGGGTCCTTTCCGTCGATCCAACAGGTTACGGGGCGGCGACCTCGCGGGTTTTCGCTATTTATGAAAATTTTCCGGTTTAAGGCGTTTCCGTTCTTCTTCGCCGTAACTTAATGTTTTTATTTAAAACACTCCCTGAAAAGAAAGGAAACGACAGGTGCTGAAAACGGGCTTTTTGGCCTCTGTCGTTTCCTTTCTCTGTTTTTGTCCGTGGAATGAACAATGGAAGTCAACAAAAAGCAGCTGGCTGACATTTTCGGCGCGAGTATCCGTACTATTCAGAACTGGCAGGAGCAGGGAATGCCCGTTCTGCGAGGCGGTGGGAAGGGTAATGAGGTGCTTTATGACTCTGCCGACGTCATAAAATGGTATGCCGAAAGGGATGCTGAAATTGAGAACGAAAAGCTGCGCCGGGAGGTTGAAGAACTGCGACAGGCCAGCGAGACAGATCTCCAGCCAGGGACTATTGAGTACGAACGCCATCGACTTACGCGTGCGCAGGCCGACGCACAGGAGCTGAAAAATGCCAGAGACTCCGCTGAAGTGGTGGAAACCGCATTCTGTACTTTCGTGCTGTCGCGGATCGCAGGTGAAATTGCCAGTATTCTCGACGGGATCCCCCTGTCGGTGCAGCGGCGTTTTCCGGAACTGGAAAACCGACATGTTGATTTCCTGAAACGGGATATCATCAAAGCCATGAACAAAGCAGCCGCGCTGGATGAACTGATACCGGGGTTGCTGAGTGAATATATCGAACAGTCAGGTTAACAGGCTGCGGCATTTTGTCCGCGCCGGGCTTCGCTCACTGTTCAGGCCGGAGCCACAGACCGCCGTTGAATGGGCGGATGCTAATTACTATCTCCCGAAAGAATCCGCATACCAGGAAGGGCGCTGGGAAACACTGCCCTTTCAGCGGGCCATCATGAATGCGATGGGCAGCGACTACATCCGTGAGGTGAATGTGGTGAAGTCTGCCCGTGTCGGTTATTCCAAAATGCTGCTGGGTGTTTATGCCTACTTTATAGAGCACAAGCAGCGCAACACCCTTATCTGGTTGCCGACGGATGGTGATGCCGAGAACTTTATGAAAACCCACGTTGAGCCGACCATCCGCGATATTCCGTCGCTGCTGGCGCTGGCTCCGTGGTATGGCAAAAAGCACCGGGATAACACGCTCACTATGAAGCGTTTTTCCAATGGTCGTGGCTTCTGGTGCCTGGGCGGTAAAGCGGCAAAAAACTACCGTGAAAAGTCGGTGGATGTGGCGGGTTATGATGAACTTGCTGCCTTTGATGAGGATATTGAACAGGAAGGCTCTCCGACGTTCCTTGGCGACAAACGTATTGAAGGCTCGGTCTGGCCAAAGTCCATCCGTGGCTCCACGCCCAAAGTGAGAGGCACCTGTCAGATTGAGCGTGCAGCCAGTGAATCCCCGCATTGTATGCGTTTTCATGTTGCCTGCCCGCACTGCGGGGAGGAGCAGTACCTTAAATTTGGCGATAAAGAGACGCCGTTTGGCCTCAAATGGACGCCGGATGATCCCTCCAGCGTGTTTTATCTCTGCGAACATAATGCCTGCGTCATCCGCCAGCAGGAGCTGGACTTCACTGATGCCCGTTATATCTGCGAAAAGACCGGGATCTGGACCCGTGATGGCATTCTCTGGTTTTCGTCATCCGGTGAAGAGATTGAGCCGCCGGACAGCGTGACCTTTCACATCTGGACGGCGTACAGCCCGTTCACCACCTGGGTGCAGATTGTCAAAGACTGGATGAAAACGAAAGGAGATACGGGAAAACGTAAAACCTTCGTGAACACCACGCTCGGTGAGACATGGGAAGCGAAAATCGGTGAACGTCCGGATGCTGAAGTGATGGCAGAGCGGAAAGAGCATTATTCAGCGCCCGTTCCTGACCGTGTGGCTTACCTGACTGCCGGTATCGACTCCCAGCTGGATCGCTACGAAATGCGCGTATGGGGATGGGGGCCGGGTGAGGAAAGCTGGCTGATTGACCGGCAGATTATTATGGGCCGCCACGACGATGAACAGACGCTGCTGCATGTGGATGAGGCCATCAATAAAACCTATACCCGCCGGAATGGTGCAGAAATGTCGGTATCCCGTATCTGCTGGGATATTGGCGGGATTGACCCGACCATCGTGTATGAACGCTCGAAAAAACATGGGCTGTTCCGGGTGATCCCCATTAAAGGGGCATCCGTCTACGGAAAGCCGGTGGCCAGCATGCCACGTAAGCGAAACAAAAACGGGGTTTACCTTACGGAAATCGGTACGGATACCGCGAAAGAGCAGATTTATAACCGCTTCACACTGACGCCGGAAGGGGATGAACCGCTTCCCGGTGCCGTTCACTTCCCGAATAACCCGGATATTTTTGATCTGACCGAAGCGCAGCAGCTGACTGCTGAAGAGCAGGTCGAAAAATGGGTGGATGGCAGGAAAAAAATACTGTGGGACAGCAAAAAGCGACGCAATGAGGCGCTCGACTGCTTCGTTTATGCGCTGGCGGCGCTGCGCATCAGTATTTCCCGCTGGCAGCTGGATCTCAGTGCACTGCTGGCGAGCCTGCAGGAAGAGGATGGTGCAGCAACCAACAAGAAAACACTGGCAGATTACGCCCGTGCCTTATCCGGAGAGGATGAATGACGCGACAGGAAGAACTTGCCGCTGCCCGTGCGGCACTGCATGACCTGATGACAGGTAAACGGGTGGCAACGGTACAGAAAGACGGACGGCGAGTGGAGTTTACGGCCACTTCCGTGTCTGACCTGAAAAAATACATTGCGGAGCTGGAGGTGCAGACCGGCATGACACAGCGACGCAGGGGACCTGCAGGATTTTATGTATGAAAACGCCCACCATTCCCACCCTTCTGGGACCGGACGGCATGACATCGCTGCGTGAATATGCCGGTTATCACGGCGGTGGCAGCGGATTTGGTGGGCAGTTGCGGGCGTGGAACCCACCGGGTGAAAGTGTGGATGCAGCCCTGCTGCCCAACTTTACCCGTGGCAATGCCCGCGCAGACGATCTGGTACGCAATAACGGCTATGCTGCCAACGCCATCCAGCTGCATCAGGATCATATCGTCGGGTCTTTTTTCCGGCTCAGTCATCGCCCAAGCTGGCGCTATCTGGGCATCGGGGAGGAAGACGCCCGTGCCTTTTCCCGCGAGGTTGAAGCGGCATGGAAAGAGTTTGCCGAGGATGACTGCTGCTGCATTGACGTTGAGCGAAAACGCACGTTTACCATGATGATTCGGGAAGGTGTGGCCATGCACGCCTTTAACGGTGAACTGTTCGTTCAGGCCACCTGGGATACCAGTTCGTCGCGGCTTTTCCGGACACAGTTCCGGATGGTCAGCCCGAAGCGCATCAGCAACCCGAACAATACCGGCGACAGCCGGAACTGCCGTGCCGGTGTGCAGATTAATGACAGCGGTGCGGCGCTGGGATATTACGTCAGTGAGGACGGCTATCCTGGCTGGATGCCGCAGAAATGGACATGGATACCCCGTGAGTTACCGGGCGGTCGTGCTTCGTTCATTCACGTCTTTGAACCCGTGGAGGACGGGCAGACCCGCGGTGCAAATGTGTTTTACAGCGTGATGGAGCAGATGAAGATGCTCGACACGCTGCAGAACACGCAGCTGCAGAGCGCCATTGTGAAGGCGATGTATGCCGCCACCATCGAGAGTGAGCTGGATACGCAGTCAGCGATGGATTTTATTCTTGGCGCGAACAGTAAGGAGCAGCGGGACAGGCTGACCGGCTGGATTGGTGAAATTGCCGCGTATTACGCCGCAGCACCGGTCCGGCTGGGAGGCGCAAAAGTGCCTCACCTGATGCCGGGTGACTCACTGAACCTGCAGACGGCTCAGGACACGGATAACGGCTACTCCGTGTTTGAGCAGTCACTGTTGCGGTATATCGCTGCCGGGCTGGGTGTCTCGTATGAGCAGCTTTCCCGGAATTACGCCCAGATGAGCTACTCCACGGCACGGGCCAGTGCGAACGAGTCGTGGGCGTACTTTATGGGGCGGCGAAAATTCGTCGCATCCCGTCAGGCGAGCCAGATGTTTCTGTGCTGGCTGGAAGAGGCCATCGCTCGCCGCGTGGTGACGTTACCTTCAAAAGCGCGCTTCAGTTTTCAGGAAGCCCGAAGTGCCTGGGGGAACTGCGACTGGATAGGCTCCGGTCGTATGGCCATCGATGGTCTGAAAGAAGTACAGGAAGCGGTGATGCTGATAGAAGCCGGACTGAGTACCTACGAGAAAGAGTGCGCAAAACGCGGTGACGACTATCAGGAAATTTTTGCCCAGCAGGTCCGTGAAACGATGGAGCGCCGTGCAGCCGGTCTTAAACCGCCCGCCTGGGCGGCTGCGGCATTTGAATCCGGGCTGCGACAATCAACAGAGGAGGAGAAGAGTGACAGCAGAGCTGCGTAATCTCCCGCATATTGCCAGTATGGCCTTTAATGAGCCGCTGATGCTTGAACCCGCCTATGCGCGGGTTTTCTTTTGTGCGCTTGCAGGCCAGCTTGGGATCAGCCGCCTGACGGATGCGGTATCCGGCGACAGCCTGACTGCCGGAGAGGCACCCGCGGCGCTGGCGTTATCCGTTGATGATGACGGACCACGACAGGCCCGCAGTTATCAGGTCATGAACGGCATCGCCGTGCTGCCGGTGTCCGGCACGCTGGTCAGTCGGACGCGAGCGCTGCAGCCGTATTCGGGGATGACCGGTTACAACGGCATTATCGCCCGTCTGCAACAGGCTGCCAGCGACCCGATGGTGGACGGCATTCTGCTCGATATGGATACGCCAGGCGGGATGGTGGCAGGGGCATTTGACTGCGCTGACATCATCGCCCGTGTGCGTGACATAAAGCCGGTATGGGCGCTGGCCAACGACATGAACTGCAGTGCAGGTCAGTTGCTTGCCAGCGCCGCCTCCCGACGTCTGGTCACGCAGACCGCCCGGACAGGCTCCATCGGCGTCATGATGGCTCACAGTAATTACGGTGCTGCGCTGGAGAAACAGGGCGTGGAAATCACGCTGATTTACAGCGGCAGCCATAAGGTGGATGGCAACCCCTACAGCCATCTACCGGATGATGTCCGGGAAACACTGCAGTCCCGGATGGATGCAACCCGCCGGATGTTTGCACAGAAGGTGTCGGCATATACCGGCCTGTCCGTGCAGGCTGTGCTGGATACCGAGGCTGCAGTGTACAGCGGTCAGGAGGCCATTGATGCCGGACTGGCTGATGAACTTGTTAACAGTACCGATGCGATCACCGTCATGCGTGATGCACTGGATGCACGTAAATCCCGTCTCTCAGGAGGGCGAATGACCAAAGAGACTCAATCAACAACTGTTTCAGCCACTGCTTCGCAGGCTGACGTTACTGGCGTGGTGCCAGCGACGGAGGGCGAGAACGCCAGCGCTGCGCAGCCGGACGTGAACGCGCAGATCACCGCAGCGGTTGCGGCAGAAAACAGTCGCATTATGGGGATCCTCAACTGTGAGGAAGCTCACGGACGCGAAGAACAGGCACGCGTGCTGGCCGAAACCCCTGGTATGACCGTGGAAACGGCCCGCCGCATTCTGGCAGTTGCACCACAGAGTGCACAGGCGCGCAGTGACACTGCGCTGGATCGTCTGATGCAGGGGGCACCGGCACCGCTGGCTGCAGGTAACCTGGCATCTGATGCCGTTAACGATTTGCTGAACACACCAGTGTAAGGGATGTTTATGACGAGCAAAGAAACCTTTACCCATTCCCAGCCGCTGGGCAACAGTGACCCGGCTCATACCGCAACCGCGCCCGGCGGATTGAGTGCGAAAGCGCCTGCAATGACCCCGCTGATGCTGGACACCCCCAGCCGTAAGCTGGTTGCGTGGGATGGCACCACCGACGGTGCTGCCGTTGGCATTCTTGCGGTTGCTGCTGACCAGACCAGCACCACGCTGACGTTCTACAAGTCCGGCACGTTCCGTTATGAGGATGTGCTCTGGCCGGAGGCTGCCAGCGACGAGACGAAAAAACGGACCGCGTTTGCCGGAACGGCAATCAGCATCGTTTAACTTTACCCTTCATCACTAAAGGCCGCCTGTGCGGCTTTTTTTACGGGATTTTTTTATGTCGATGTACACAACCGCCCAGCTGCTGGCGGCAAATGAGCAGAAATTTAAGTTTGATCCGCTGTTTCTGCGTCTCTTTTTCCGTGAGAGCTATCCCTTCACCACGGAGAAAGTCTATCTCTCACAAATTCCGGGACTGGTAAACATGGCGCTGTACGTTTCGCCGATTGTTTCCGGTGAGGTTATCCGTTCCCGTGGCGGCTCCACCTCTGAATTTACGCCGGGATATGTCAAGCCGAAGCATGAAGTGAATCCGCAGATGACCCTGCGTCGCCTGCCGGATGAAGATCCGCAGAATCTGGTGGACCCGGCTTACCGCCGCCGTCGCATCATCATGCAGAACATGCGTGACGAAGAGCTGGCCATTGCTCAGGTCGAAGAGATGCAGGCAGTTTCTGCCGTGCTTAAGGGCAAATACACCATGACCGGTGAAGCCTTCGATCCGGTTGAGGTGGATATGGGCCGCAGTGAGGAGAATAACATCACGCAGTCCGGCGGCACGGAGTGGAGCAAGCGTGACAAGTCCACGTATGACCCGACCGACGATATCGAAGCCTACGCGCTGAACGCCAGCGGTGTGGTGAATATCATCGTGTTCGATCCGAAAGGCTGGGCGCTGTTCCGTTCCTTCAAAGCCGTCAAGGAGAAGCTGGATACCCGTCGTGGTTCTAATTCCGAGCTGGAGACAGCGGTGAAAGACCTGGGTAAAGCGGTGTCCTATAAGGGGATGTATGGCGATGTGGCCATCGTCGTGTATTCCGGACAGTACGTGGAAAACGGCGTCAAAAAGAACTTCCTGCCGGACAACACGATGGTGCTGGGGAACACTCAGGCACGCGGTCTGCGCACCTATGGCTGCATTCAGGATGCGGACGCACAGCTCGAAGGCATTAACGCCTCTGCCCGTTACCCGAAAAACTGGGTGACCACCGGCGATCCGGCGCGTGAGTTCACCATGATTCAGTCAGCACCGCTGATGCTGCTGGCTGACCCTGATGAGTTCGTGTCCGTACAACTGGCGTAATCATGGCCCTTCGGGGCCATTGTTTCTCTGTGGAGGAGTCCATGACGAAAGATGAACTGATTGCCCGTCTCCGCTCGCTGGGTGAACAACTGAACCGTGATGTCAGCCTGACGGGGACGAAAGAAGAACTGGCGCTCCGTGTGGCAGAGCTGGAAGAGGAGCTTGATGACACGGATGAAACTGCCGGTCAGGACACCCCTCTCAGCCGGGAAAATGTGCTGACCGGACATGAAAATGAGGTGGGATCAGCGCAGCCGGATACCGTGATTCTGGATACGTCTGAACTGGTCACGGTCGTGGCACTGGTGACGCTGCATACTGATGCACTTCACGCCACGCGGGATGAACCTGTGGCATTTGTGCTTCCGGGAACGGCGTTCCGTGTCTCTGCCGGTGTGGCAGCCGAAATGACAGAACGTGGCCTGGCCAGAATGCAATAACGGGAGGCGCTGTGGCTGATTTCGATAACCTGTTCGATGCTGCCATTGTCCGCGCCGATGAAACGATACGCGGGTACATGGGAACGTCAGCCACCATGACATCCGGTGAGCAGTCCGGCGCAGTAATACGTGGTGTTTTTGATGACCCTGAAAATATCAGCTATGCCGGACAGGGCGTGCGCGTTGAAGGCTCCAGCCCGTCCCTGTTTGTCCGGACTGATGATGTGCGGCAGCTGCGGCGCGGCGACACGCTGACCATCGGTGAGGAAAACTTCTGGATAGACCGGATTTCGACGGATGATGGCGGAAGCTGTCATCTCTGGCTTGGGCGTGGCGTGCCGCCTGCCGTTAACCGTCGTCGCTGAAGGGGGGATGTATGGCCATAAAAGGTCTTGAGCAGGCCGTTGAAAACCTCAGCCGTATCAGCAGAACGGCGGTGCCCGGTGCCGCCGCAATGGCCATTAACCGCGTTGCTTCATCCGCGATATCGCAGTCGGCGTCACAGGTTGCCCGTGAGACAAAGGTACGCCGGAAACTGGTAAAGGAAAGGGCCAGGCTGAAAAGGGCCACGGTCAAAAATCCGCAGGCCAGAATCAAGGTTAACCGGGGGGATTTGCCCGTAATCAGGCTGGGTAACGCGCGGGTTGTCCTGTCCCGACGCAGGCGTCGTAAAAAGGGGCAGCGTTCATCCCTGAAAGGTGGCGACAGCGTGCTTGTGGTGGGAAACCGTCGTATTCCCGGCGCGTTTATTCAGCAACTGAAAAATGGCCGATGGCATGTCATGCAGCGTGTGGCCGGGAAAAACCGTTACCCCATTGATGTGGTGAAAATCCCGATGGCAGTGCCGCTGACCACGGCGTTTAAACAGAATATTGAGCGGATACGGCGTGAACGTCTTCCGAAAGAGCTGGGCTATGCGCTGCAGCATCAACTGAGGATGGTAATAAAGCGATGAAACATACAGAACTCCGTGCAGCCGTACTGGATGCACTGGAAAAACATGACACCGGGGCGACGCTTTTTGATGGTCGCCCCGCTGTTTTTGATGAGGAGGATTTTCCGGCAGTTGCCGTTTATCTCACCGGCGCTGAATACACGGGCGAAGAGCTGGACAGCGATACCTGGCAGGCGGAGCTGCATATTGAAGTTTTCCTGCCTGCTCAGGTGCCGGATTCAGAGCTGGATTCGTGGATGGAGTCCCGGATTTATCCGGTGATGAGCGATGTCCCGGCACTGTCAGATTTGATCACCAGTATGGTGGCCAGTGGCTATGACTACCGGCGCGACGATGATGCGGGCCTGTGGAGTTCAGCCGATCTGACTTATGTCATTACCTATGAAATGTGAGGACGATATGCCTGTACCAAATCCAGTAATGCCGGTGAAAGGGGCCGGGACCACCCTGTGGGTTTATAAGGGGAACGGTGACCCTTATGCGAACCCGCTTTCAGACGTTGACTGGTCGCGTCTGGCTAAAGTTAAAGACCTGACGCCCGGCGAACTGAGCGCTGAGTCCTATGACGACAGCTATCTCGATGATGAAGATGCGGACTGGACTGCGACCGGGCAGGGGCAGAAATCTGCCGGAGATACCAGCTTCACGCTGGCGTGGATGCCCGGAGAGCAGGGGCAGCAGGCGCTGCTGGCGTGGTTTAATGAAGGGGATACCCGTGCCTATAAAATCCGCTTCCCGAACGGCACGGTCGATGTGTTCCGCGGCTGGGTCAGCAGTATCGGTAAGGCGGTGACGGCGAAGGAAGTGATCACCCGCACGGTGAAAGTCACCAACGTGGGACGTCCGTCGATGGCAGAAGATCGCAGCACGGTGACGGCGACAACCGGCATGACGGTGACACCCGCCAGTGCTTCCGTAGTGAAAGGGCAGAGCACTACGCTGACCGTGGCATTCCAGCCGGAGGGCGCAACCGACAAGAGCTTCCGTGCGGTGTCTGCGGATAAAACAAAAGCCACCGTGTCGGTCAGCGGTATGACCATCACCGTGAACGGCGTTGCTGCAGGCAAGGTCAACATTCCGGTTGTATCCGGTAATGGTGAGTTTGCTGCGGTTGCAGAAATCACCGTCACCGCCAGTTAATCCGGAGAGTCAGCGATGTTCCTGAAAACCGAATCATTTGAATATAACGGCGTGACCGTCACGCTTTCTGAACTGTCAGCCCTGCAGCGTATTGAGCATCTTGCCCTGATGAAACGGCAGGCAGAACCGGCGGGATCCGACAGCAACCGGCAGGTTACTGTGGAAGACGTCATCAGAACCGGCGCGTTTCTGGTGGCGATGTCCCTGTGGCATAACCATCCGAAGAAGACGCAGATGCCGTCCATGAATGAAGCCGTTAAACAGATTGAGCAGGAAGTGCTTACCACCTGGCCCACAGAGGCAATTTCTCATGCTGAAAACGTGGTGTACCGGCTGTCCGGTATGTATGAGTTTGTGGTGAATAATGCCCCCGAACAGGCAGAGGACGCCGGGCCTGCAGAGCCTGTTTCTGCGGGAAAGTGTTCGACGGTGAGCTGAGTTTTGCCCTGAAACTGGCGCGTGAGATGGGGCGACCCGACTGGCGTGCCATGCTTGCCGGGATGTCATCCACGGAGTATGCCGACTGGCACCGCTTTTACAGTACCCATTATTTTCATGATGTTCTGCTGGATATGCACTTTTCCGGGCTGACGTACACCGTGCTCAGCCTGTTTTTCAGCGATCCGGATATGCATCCGCTGGATTTCAGTCTGCTGAACCGGCGCGAGGCTGACGAAGAGCCTGAAGATGATGTGCTGATGCAGAAAGCGGCAGGGCTTGCCGGAGGTGTCCGCTTTGGCCCGGACGGGAATGAAGTTATCCCCGCTTCCCCGGATGTGGCGGACATGACGGAGGATGACGTAATGCTGATGACAGTATCAGAAGGGATCGCAGGAGGAGTCCGGTATGGCTGAACCGGTAGGCGATCTGGTCGTTGATTTGAGTCTGGATGCGGCCAGATTTGACGAGCAGATGGCCAGAGTCAGGCGTCATTTTTCCGGTACGGAAAGTGATGCGAAAAAAACAGCGGCAGTCGTTGAACAGTCGCTGAGCCGACAGGCGCTGGCTGCACAGAAAGCGGGGATTTCCGTCGGGCAGTATAAAGCCGCCATGCGTATGCTGCCTGCACAGTTCACCGACGTGGCCACGCAGCTTGCAGGCGGGCAAAGTCCGTGGCTGATCCTGCTGCAACAGGGGGGGCAGGTGAAGGACTCCTTCGGCGGGATGATCCCCATGTTCAGGGGGCTTGCCGGTGCGATCACCCTGCCGATGGTGGGGGCCACCTCGCTGGCGGTGGCGACCGGTGCGCTGGCGTATGCCTGGTATCAGGGCAACTCAACCCTGTCCGATTTCAACAAAACGCTGGTCCTTTCCGGCAATCAGGCGGGTCTGACGGCAGATCGTATGCTGGTCCTGTCCAGAGCCGGGCAGGCGGCAGGGCTGACGTTTAACCAGACCAGCGAGTCACTCAGCGCACTGGTTAAGGCGGGGGTAAGCGGTGAGGCTCAGATTGCGTCCATCAGCCAGAGTGTGGCGCGTTTCTCCTCTGCATCCGGCGTGGAGGTGGACAAGGTCGCTGAAGCCTTCGGGAAGCTGACCACAGACCCGACGTCGGGGCTGACGGCGATGGCACGCCAGTTCCATAACGTGACGGCGGAGCAGATTGCGTATGTTGCTCAGTTGCAGCGTTCCGGCGATGAAGCCGGGGCATTGCAGGCGGCGAACGAGGCCGCAACGAAAGGGTTTGATGACCAGACCCGCCGCCTGAAAGAGAACATGGGCACGCTGGAGACCTGGGCAGACAGGACTGCGCGGGCATTCAAATCCATGTGGGATGCGGTGCTGGATATTGGTCGTCCTGATACCGCGCAGGAGATGCTGATTAAGGCAGAGGCTGCGTTTAAGAAAGCAGACGACATCTGGAATCTGCGCAAGGATGATTATTTTGTTAACGATGAAGCGCGGGCGCGTTACTGGGATGATCGTGAAAAGGCCCGTCTTGCGCTTGAAGCCGCCCGAAAGAAGGCTGAACAGCAGAGTCAACAGGACAAAAATGCGCAGCAGCAGAGCGATACCGAAGCGTCACGGCTGAAATATACCGAAGAGGCGCAGAAGGCTTACGAACGGCTGCAGACGCCGCTGGAGAAATATGCCGCCCGTCAGGAAGAACTGAATAAGGCCCTGAAAGACGGAAAAATCCTGCAGGCAGATTACAACACGCTGATGGCGGCAGCGAAAAAGGACTATGAAACGACACTGAAAAAGCCGAAGCAGTCCGGCGTGAAGGTGTCTGCGGGCGATCGTCAGGAAGACAGTGCTCATGCTGCCCTGCTGACGCTTCAGGCTGAACTCCGGACGCTGGAGAAGCATGCCGGAGCAAATGAGAAAATCAGCCAGCAGCGCCGGGATTTGTGGAAGGCGGAGAGTCAGTTCGCGGTACTGGAGGAGGCGGCGCAACGTCGCCAGCTGTCTGTACAGGAGAAATCCCTGCTGGCGCATAAAGATGAGACGCTGGAGTACAAACGCCAGCTGGCTGCACTTGGCGACAAGGTTACGTATCAGGAGCGCCTGAACGCGCTGGCGCAGCAGGCGGATAAATTCGCACAGCAGCAACGGGCAAAACGGGCCGCCATTGATGCGAAAAGCCGGGGGCTGACTGACCGGCAGGCAGAACGGGAAGCCACGGAACAGCGCCTGAAGGAACAGTATGGCGATAATCCGCTGGCGCTGAATAACGTCATGTCAGAGCAGAAAAAGACCTGGGCGGCTGAAGACCAGCTTCGCGGGAACTGGATGGCAGGCCTGAAGTCCGGCTGGAGTGAGTGGGAAGAGAGCGCCACGGACAGTATGTCGCAGGTAAAAAGTGCAGCCACGCAGACCTTTGATGGTATTGCACAGAATATGGCGGCGATGCTGACCGGCAGTGAGCAGAACTGGCGCAGCTTCACCCGTTCCGTGCTGTCCATGATGACAGAAATTCTGCTTAAGCAGGCAATGGTGGGGATTGTCGGGAGTATCGGCAGCGCCATTGGCGGGGCTGTTGGTGGCGGCGCATCCGCGTCAGGCGGTACAGCCATTCAGGCCGCTGCGGCGAAATTCCATTTTGCAACCGGAGGATTTACGGGAACCGGCGGCAAATATGAGCCAGCGGGGATTGTTCACCGTGGTGAGTTTGTCTTCACGAAGGAGGCAACCAGCCGGATTGGCGTGGGGAATCTTTACCGGCTGATGCGCGGCTATGCCACCGGCGGTTATGTCGGTACACCGGGCAGCATGGCAGACAGCCGGTCGCAGGCGTCCGGGACGTTTGAGCAGAATAACCATGTGGTGATTAACAACGACGGCACGAACGGGCAGATAGGTCCGGCTGCTCTGAAGGCGGTGTATGACATGGCCCGCAAGGGTGCCCGTGATGAAATTCAGACACAGATGCGTGATGGTGGCCTGTTCTCCGGAGGTGGACGATGAAGACCTTCCGCTGGAAAGTGAAACCCGGTATGGATGTGGCTTCGGTCCCTTCTGTAAGAAAGGTGCGCTTTGGTGATGGCTATTCTCAGCGAGCGCCTGCCGGGCTGAATGCCAACCTGAAAACGTACAGCGTGACGCTTTCTGTCCCCCGTGAGGAGGCCACGGTACTGGAGTCGTTTCTGGAAGAGCACGGGGGCTGGAAATCCTTTCTGTGGACGCCGCCTTATGAGTGGCAGCAGATAAAGGTGACCTGCGCAAAATGGTCGTCGCGGGTCAGTATGCTGCGTGTTGAGTTCAGCGCAGAGTTTGAACAGGTGGTGAACTGATGCAGGATATCCGGCAGGAAACACTGAATGAATGCACCCGTGCGGAGCAGTCGGCCAGCGTGGTGCTCTGGGAAATCGACCTGACAGAGGTCGGTGGAGAACGTTATTTTTTCTGTAATGAGCAGAACGAAAAAGGTGAGCCGGTCACCTGGCAGGGGCGACAGTATCAGCCGTATCCCATTCAGGGGAGCGGTTTTGAACTGAATGGCAAAGGCACCAGTACGCGCCCCACGCTGACGGTTTCTAACCTGTACGGTATGGTCACCGGGATGGCGGAAGATCTGCAGAGTCTGGTCGGCGGAACGGTGGTCCGGCGTAAGGTTTACGCCCGTTTTCTGGATGCGGTGAACTTCGTCAACGGAAACAGTTATGCCGATCCGGAGCAGGAGGTGATCAGCCGCTGGCGCATTGAGCAGTGCAGCGAACTGAGCGCGGTGAGTGCCTCCTTTGTACTGTCCACGCCGACGGAAACGGATGGCGCTGTTTTTCCGGGACGTATCATGCTGGCCAACACCTGCACCTGGACCTATCGCGGTGACGAGTGCGGTTATAGCGGTCCGGCTGTCGCGGATGAATATGACCAGCCAACGTCCGATATCACGAAGGATAAATGCAGCAAATGCCTGAGCGGTTGTAAGTTCCGCAATAACGTCGGCAACTTTGGCGGCTTCCTTTCCATTAACAAACTTTCGCAGTAATCCCATGACACAGACAGAATCAGCGATTCTGGCGCACGCCCGGCGATGTGCGCCAGCGGAGTCGTGTGGCTTCGTGGTGAGAACGCCGAAGGGGGAAAGATATTTTCCCTGCGTGAATATCTCCGGTGAGCCGGAGGCGTATTTCCGGATGTCGCCGGAGGACTGGCTGCGGGCAGAGATGCAGGGTGAGATTGTGGCGCTGGTCCACAGCCACCCCGGTGGTCTGCCCTGGCTGAGTGAGGCTGACAGGCGGCTGCAGGTGCAGAGTGATTTGCCGTGGTGGCTGGTCTGCCGGGGGGCGATTCATAAGTTCCGCTGTGTGCCGCATCTTACCGGGCGGCGCTTTGAGCACGGGGTGACGGACTGTTACACGCTGTTCCGGGATGCTTATCATCTGGCGGGGATAAACCATAGAGCAGAATTATTTTTCTGATGTTGTTTATTGTTTATTTAAATGCAGGGTGGTTTATATCTCGTCTTGTAGTTTATCCATGCATATCTGCTTGATAATCAGGTTTTTATTTAAGGTATGGTTTTGTGTTTTTTCTGTATTACATGTCAGGTATTTTAAAGAATCATTTTTCAGATGGTGGAAAGAACCATGGCATTTAAACACTATGATGTTGTCAGGGCGGCGTCGCCGTCAGATCTTGCGGAAAAGCTGACACATAAACTGAAAGAGGGCTGGCAGCCGTTTGGTAGTCCGGTGGCCATAACCCCTTATACCCTGATGCAGGCGATTGCAGCAGAAGGTGATGTGGTGGTCAGTGGTGCAACTGAGCCGGAGTGATACTACGTCATCGTACTGGCCCGGCATTCTAGGCCATAAAGGACAGTCTGGCAGTGGGACTAAATGCACTGACGCTGACGGATATTACCAAAAATGCAACGTATGGCGTTGAGATAGAAAGTCTGGTGCTGGAGATAAATGTACCGGCATCATCATAAAAAGTGAGCCAGTCAAATGGAAGGTATCGTTAAACTCACCGGTAGTGTCAGTGGGTCGTCTGAGATGCCTGCATGAGTTATCAGAGCCATCAGTACTTAACTGGTGGCTTTTTTTATTGTTGTCAGCTTCCGGATAACGGGAGACGGGGTATGGACCAGATGGAAAAAATCACAACAGGTGTGTCATACACCACGTCAGCGGTGGGAACGGGCTACTGGTTCCTGCAGTTGCTGGACAGGGTTTCCCCGTCTCAGTGGGCGGCAATAGGCGTGCTGGGGAGTCTGCTGTTTGGGCTGCTGACATATCTGACTAACCTGTATTTCAAAATCAGAGAGGACCGTCGTAAGGCGGCACGGGGAGAGTAATTCAATGACTCAAAACTATGAACTGATTGTGAAAGGGATCCGCAATTTTGAGAATAAAGTTACGGTAACTTTAGCGTTACGGGACAAAAAACGCTTTGACGGTGAAATTTTTGACCTGGACATCTCGCTGGACCGTGTTGAAGGTGCCGCGCTGGAGTTTTATGAGGCAGCAGCCAGAAGGAGCATCAGACAGGTCTTCCTGGATGTTGCTGCCGCGTTATGTGAAGGGGATGAGCAGTCGCCGGAAAAGCGCCCCGTAATTTTAGAGGCGCAGAATGTATGGATAACCTACAAAGGAAAGCTACCGGGAAGAATTACTGGTTCTCTGAAGACTCCTCCGGAATCACAACCTTAAGTCACTGACCGGAACAGATAAACCTGTCCGTGGGGCAAAAATCAGATACGGCCTGTCGGCTGCCGTTCTGGCACTGATTGCCGTCGGTGCGCCCGCGCCTGATATTCTCGACCAGTTTCTGGATGAAAAAGAAGGTAACCACACAACGGCATACCGCGATGGGTCCGGCATCTGGACCATCTGTCGGGGGGCCACGATGGTGGATGGAAAACCCGTTTTTCCCGGTATGAAACTGTCGAAGGAAAAATGCGACCAGGTCAACGCCATTGAGCGTGATAAGGCGCTGGCATGGGTGGAGCGCAATATTAAAGTACCACTGACCGAACCACAAAAAGCGGGTATAGCGTCATTCTGTCCCTATAACATTGGCCCCGGTAAGTGTTTCCCGTCGACGTTTTATAAGCGGCTGAATGCCGGTGATCGTAAGGGCGCATGCGAGGCGATTCGCTGGTGGATAAAAGATGGTGGGCGCGATTGCCGCATACGTTCAAATAACTGCTATGGACAGGTTATTCGTCGTGACCAGGAAAGCGCATTAGCCTGTTGGGGGATAGAGCAGTGAGCAGAGTCGCCGCGATTATTTATGCTTTGGTTATCTGCATCATCGTCTGCCTGTCGTGGGCGGTCAATCATTACCGTGATAACGCCATCGCCTACAAAGAACAGCGTGATAAAAAAGTCAGTGAGCTGAAGCAGTCGATCGCCACCATCGCTGACATGCAGCAGCGTCAGCGTGATGTTGCTGCACTCGATGCAAAGTACTCGAGAGAATTAGCCAATGCGAAAGTCGCCGGAAAAGCGCCCCGTAATTTTAGAGGCGCAGGATGTGTTGATAACCTACAGAGGAAAACTACCGGGAATAATTACGGGTTCTCTGAAGAGTCCGCCGAAATGGTAATTTTACCAGCATATTTTTCATCCAGTAATACAGCAAGCCGCCTGAAAGAGTCTTGTTGTTCCTGAGACCATTTGGGATTGCATGATTCAAACTGGATTGATGCCAGCGTTGATTGCATCTGTTCCCTTGGAATTGAGAATGCCAGATATGAGAAGGCGACGGTAAGGGTATTCACGTCTTCCCGAAGCCTGGAAATGCTGTCGAGCAACTCCTGTAGAGAAATGGTGTTATTGTCCATAAATAATCCTCATGATTGTATTGACCTGTTAGCAGCCTGAGGCAACAGGCTGGAACTGATAAACATATCCAGGGCTCAGAAACCGATAAATCCTGATAAATATCCATGAACGCAAAAATCAGATACGGCCTGTCGGCTGCCGTTCTGGCGCTGATTGCCGCTGGTGCGCCTGCGCCTGACATTCTCGACCAGTTTCTGGATGAAAAGGAAGGTAACCACACCACGGCATACCGTGATGGCGCGGGTATCTGGACCATCTGCCGCGGTGCCATCCTGGTGGATGGCAAACCTGTCGTTCCGGGCATGAAGTTGTCGAAGGAAAAATGCGACCGGGTTAACGCCATTGAGCGTGATAAGGCGCTGGCATGGGTGGAGAAAAACATCAAAGTGCCATTGACCGAACCCCAGAAAGCGGGGATCGCGTCATTCTGTCCGTACAACATTGGTCCCGGTAAGTGTTTCCCGTCGACGTTTTACAGACGAATTAATGCAGGTGATCGCAGGGGAGCATGCGAAGCGATTCGCTGGTGGATTAAGGACGGTGGCAGAGACTGCCGTATTCGCTCAAATAACTGTTACGGTCAGGTATTCCGTCGTGACCAGGAGAGCGCGCTGGCGTGCTGGGGAATCGACAGATAAGCAGAATATTTTGCTGAAAAATGAGGTTGGCCAACGCGGGCGGATAACACGAAGTCCTGTGAACTGGCAAAACCTAAGTGAATAAAAGTAAAAACCCCGTTTGTTGGCAGCAAGCGGGGTTTTGTTTTTATGGCAGTAAGCTATGGGAGGCTGCCTTGATTGATTTTAGCAAACTGATTAGGGAGTTGCGACTCATGATTAGTCAATTACCAAACTGGAAATTTTTGCTGGTCTGGAGCATCCCTTTTTTATGGGTAGTATCCCAGTTAATTGTGGCAATTAAGGGGTAGCTATGTCAGACAAACTCATAACGCCGGCAAAGGTCCTGTGTGTGATTGTCGGTATTTCATTTTCACTAATGCTGGTTGCTCTTTTTCTGTCCCTCGCCTGGGTGATGTTGTCTTCGTCGGGGCTGCTGGGGTGACAGTGACTGATGACATCAGCAGAGCGCTGGCTTTTGCTATTAAGTGGGTGGCTGTTGGTATTGCTGTGTCTCCGATGCTGTATGGGCTGGCAAAACTGGTCATTGCGCTGAAATCGTGAACTTTAAAAAGATGAGTGCTGAACTTATTCGGGCAATGGCATTTGCCATTCGTATTGTGGCCATTGCTGTTCTGGTCTGGGCAATCCGTTGGTGGTGATATGAACCGTGTTCTGTGTGTGGTGATTATTGTCATGCTGGTAGCCTGTGGTGTGCTTAGTCTGGGGCTGAATCATTACCGCGATAACGCCATCACCTACAAAGCGCAGCGCGATAAAAAAGTCAGTGAGCTGAAACTGGCGAATGCCACTATTACTGACATGCAGCAGCGCCAGCGAGATGTCGCTGCGCTTGATGCCAGATACACGAAGGAATTAGCCGATGCGAGAGCTGAAAATGAAACTCTGCGCGCTGATGTTGCCGCTGGTCGTAAGCGCCTGCGGGTCAACGCCACCTGCCCCGGTACCGTGCGTGAAGCCACCGGCACCTCCAGCGTGGATAATGCAACCGGCCCCCGACTGGCAGACACCGCTGAACGGGATTATTTCATCCTCAGAGAACGGTTGATGACAATGCAGAAGCAGCTGGAAGGGGCGCAGGAATATATCCGCACTCAGTGCACTAAGCTGGCTTTTTATTATCCGGAGGATACATGAAGAAATTACGGGTAACCGTAGAACCTTTTCAGGGAACAATTCCGTTCCGTATTTTGCAGCGTGGTCGTGTTCTTGTTGAAGGTTCGTTCAGTGGTAAATGTACGCAATTACACTCCCGGACCTTTCAGGTGAATGCCACGAATGAAGAGCTAACCGTGGAGTGTACGATGAATGCCGCTAAATGCCGCATGGTATTACAGCCAGTGTGTTGAGCGACCTTATTATCCATGCGCGGTATTGTCGCCGTATTCCTGCATTAACAGAGACCGCAGCCCGACAGGGAGACTCCTCTGCGCGAGTGTGCGGGGATAATCAAAAACGATACACACCGGGGTTTACCGCGTTAACGGAGCGCGGCGTTGTCCCCTCATAGTCGCCTGTCCGGTGCGATGGTGGAAGAAACCGAACGTTCATTTCTCGTTATTTGTCATGCTGGCCGGGCGCAGATGCGTTGCATCTGTTGCCAGCCTTCTCCTGCAGGCTTCAATAACCCACGCTGAAAAGTTACCGGACCCTTTATGCTCAAGGGCGATGTTGATCTGTTCAATTATGTGATTGGGGAAACGGATATTGCGGGTTGTGGTTCTGCGGGTCCGGTTTTTCGATGACATATTTATTTCCTTTACTGATTGCCATATGACGGGGATTTTACATGGCTGAGCTTCGTACACTCCAGAGCAGAATCAAAACACTGAATACCCGACGGGTGAATATTCTGAAGGGGGAGCAGCGTCGTGTCAGTGGCAGTGCACGTGTTTCCCTCAAGCGTCATATCTGGCTGAGGGACGCCGGGCAGTGCTGTATCTGTGGTCGTGTGGTTGACCTCTGTGACAGTGAACTCGATCACCGAATTGCACTTCAGTTCGGTGGTGGTAATGAGGAGACGAATCTTTGGACGCTCTGTGCCGAATGCCATCGACAAAAGTCTGCTCGTGAAGCGGCGAGTGGTATGCCGGACCCGACGCTGCCGGAGGTGTCCGGAGGTAGTGGCAGAGAGGACGACATCATCGGACTGTAACCCAACCCGGGGGGGGTATCATCCGGCGTAAAAAACGATCGCTTTGGACACCGCGCCCCCTCTCACGCAGAGAAAAAATTCCCGTTTCAGGGCAGTTAACATGTTAACTGGCTGCCCGGGCATTTTTGCGGTTTTTATCTTTATTATTCAGTTTGTTGTGCGGAAAAAATGTTAACAGGCTTTTTCAGCAAATGTTAACCAGGCAGCAGTTAACATTTGCGGCATGAGACGCCGGGAAAAATGGGCTGAACCATACCCGGCTGAGTGCGTTCTGGACCCGGGAGGAGGCTGTGCTGACAACGCAAAAACGAAAATTTGCGCTGGCGCTCATGTCCGGGAAAAACAAAACAGCGTCAGCCATTGCCGCCGGTTATTCGGCGAAGACCGCCAGGGTTAAAGGCTCGCAGCTGGCAAAAGATCCTGAGGTGCTTGCGTTTATAGCCCGTAAACAATGCGAGACGGTGGAGGTGGATGAGGTTCCTGTTTACCGGCAGAAAAAATCAGAGCAGGAGGATAAACCCCGTCGCCGTGAGGCGGCTGCAATACCACAGCCGGACGAAAACAATCTGGAGATGCCACCGTCCGCGGTGATGTCTCCTGGTATTGAATATATGGAGGATGGTCTTCCCGATCCGGTGAAAGCCATGGGGCGGATCCTGGTGGAAAACCTCTGCATTGATCCGAAACTGGCACTGGATGCGGCCTGGCGTCTGGCGCAGTTCACGCACCATAAAAAAGGGGATACCGGGAAAAAATCGGCAAAAGGTGATGCCGCGAAAAAAGCGGCTAACCGTTTTGCGGTGCCACCGCCCCCCCGACTGGTGGTGAATAACGATAATGAGGGCAACGGATGATACCTGTATGGAGCACAGCCTGCCCGGACTGGGCAGAGCGCCTGAAAAAGGGGCTGTCGATTATTCCGGATCCGATTTATCCGGACGAGGCCGCACATGCCCTGGCGATTTTTAAACAACTGCGGATTGTGGATGCACCTGGTAGCCCTACGTTCGGGGAGTCCTGTGCACCGTGGGTGTTTGACCTGGTGGCGGCCCTGTTTGGCTCCTACGATGCGCAGACCGGTGTACGCCATATCAAGGAAGTTTTTATCCTTATCCCCAAGAAAAACTCGAAGTCCACGCTGGCCGCGGGGATCATGATGACTGCACTGTTACTGAACTGGCGGCAGGCGGCGGGTTACACGATTCTGGCCCCGACTGTGGAGGTGGCGGCCAACGCCTTCAACCCTGCCCGGGATATGGTACGACGTGACGATGATCTGGATGACCTCTGCCAGGTACAGACCCATATCCGGACCATCACCCACCGAGTGACGGACACCACCCTGAAGGTGGTGGCAGCCGATCCGAATACGGTGTCCGGTATCAAGTCCGTGGGTACGCTGATTGATGAGTTGTGGCTGTTTGGCAAGCAGTGCAAGGCGGAGGACATGTTACGTGAAGCCATAGGCGGCCTTGCCTCCCGCCCGGAAGGGTTTGTGGTGTATACGACCACCCAGTCGAATGAACCGCCCGCCGGGGTGTTCAGACAGAAACTGCAGTACGCCCGGGATGTGCGCGACGGCAAAATTCATGATCCGCACTTTCTGCCGGTGATATTTGAACACCCTCCTGAAATGGTGGAAAGCGGGACTAACCTGCTGATGGAAAACCTCGCCATGGTCAATCCGAATCTCGGCTATTCAGTGGATGAGGCCTTTCTGTACCGGGAGTACCGTAAAGCCCGGGAAGCCGGTGAAGAGACATTCCGGGGGTTCATGTCAAAACACGCCAATGTGGAAATTGGTCTTGCCCTGCGCTCTGACCGCTGGGCGGGGGCTGATTTCTGGGAAGAGCAGGGCCGTTGTATCAGCCTGGACGATATCCTGCGTCGTGCTGATGTGGTGACGGTGGGGATTGACGGCGGAGGGCTGGATGATCTGCTGGGGATGTATGTGATTGGGCGTGACCGGGAGACCCGCGAATGGCTGGGCTGGGGCCATGCCTGGGCGCATGAAACCGCGGTGGTCCGACGGAAGAGCGAGGCGTCCCGGTTTCAGGATCTTGTTGCCTGTGGAGATATGACCATTGTCCGGCGTGTCGGGGATGACACGGCGGAAGTGGCGGAATATGTGCGTCGCATTCATGAGGCTGAGTTACTGGACCATATCGGTATTGACCCGTCAGGGGTGGGGCAGATTCTGGATTCACTGGCGGAAGCCGGGATCCCCGACGGAATTGTGGTGGGGATAAGCCAGGGCTGGAAACTGGGCGGGGCCATTAAAACCACCGAGCGCAAACTGGCTGAAGGGGTGCTGGTGCATGGTGACCAGCCCCTGATGGCCTGGTGTGTCGGCAATGCCCGGGTGGAGCCTAAAGGTAACGCCATTCTTATCACCAAACAGGCCAGTGGACGGGGAAAAATTGACCCGCTGATGGCGCTGTTCAATGCGGTCTCCCTGATGTCCCTTAACCCGGAACCGAAAAAGAAAGAATATGCGGTTTTTTTCATATAACCCTGTTCACACTGTAACCATCACGAACCGCTCCGGCGGTTTTTTTATTTTCAGGAGGCTGATGTGACTCTTAAACGGGCCTGTTCCCTGCTGACGGTGAAATCCTTCAGTGAGGATGAACGGGTGATCACCGGGATTGCGTCAACGCCTTCTCCGGATCGGGATGGTGACATCCTGGAGCCGGAGGGCGCGGAGTTTGGCAGTGCGATCCCGTTTCTCTGGCAGCATGACCATTCCCGCCCGGTGGGGCAGTGTACGGTGCGCCGGGTCAGCGAAGGGCTGGAAATCACGGCAACACTGGTGAAGCCCGTACCGGATATGCCGTCGCAACTGGCTGCCCGGCTGGATGAGGTCTGGGCGGCCATTAAGACCGGGCTGGTCAGGGGGCTGTCCGTGGGCTTCCGTCCCCATGAATACACCTTTCTGGACGGAGGCGGACTGCATTTTCTGCGCTGGGAACTGATGGAGGTGTCTGCCGTCACCGTGCCCGCGAATGCGGAATGCACCATCCGGACCATTAAATCTTACGACCGCCCGTTTTCTGCCGCGTCCGGCAACCGGAAACCGGTGGTGAAAATCGCATCTTCTGCCGGCGCTGCGGCACAGTCAACAACCGTTTTTCATAAGGAAAAGACCATAATGAATATTGGCGAACAGATTAAAAGTTTTGAAAACAAGCGTGCAGCGCTGGCAGCCTCCCTTGAGGAGGTCATGACCAAAGCCGCAGAGGAAGGGCGCACGCTGGATGTGGAGGAGGAAGAGCATTACGACAACACCGCAGCGGAAATCCGTCAGGTGGATGCGCACCTGAAGCGCCTGCGTGAACTGGAAGCCGGTAAGGCCGCCACGGCGCAGCCGGTGAAACAGGCCGGTAACGGGAATGTGGCCGCGGTGGCTTCTGCGCCGGTGATCCGTGTGGAGCAGAAACTGGATAAGGGGATTGGCTTCGCCCGCTTTGCCAAATCGCTGGCTGCGGCTAAAGGCGTCCGATCTGAAGCCCTGGAAGTGGCCCGTCGTCAGTATCCGGATGACAGTCGTCTGCATCATGTCCTGAAATCGGCAGTGGGCGCGGGGACCACCACGGATCCGCAGTGGGCAGGCAGCCTGTCTGAATATCAGGAATACGCACAGGACTTTATTGATTACCTGCGTCCGCAGACCATTATCGGGCGATTTGGTCAGGGCGGGATCCCTGCACTTCGTCAGGTGCCATTCAATATCCGTGTGCACGCCCAGGTGTCCGGCGGTGCTGCCGGCTGGGTGGGTGAGGGTAAGGCAAAACCCCTGACGAAGTTTGATTTTGAATCCATCACCTTCAGTCATGCGAAGGTGTCGGCCATTGCGGTACTGACGGAAGAATTGATCCGTTTTTCCAGTCCGGCTGCTGATGCACTGGTCCGTAATGCGCTGGCGGAAGCGGTGGTGGCGCGTCTGGATACAGACTTTGTGGACCCGAAAAAAGCCGCAGTGGCAGATGTCTCCCCGGCGTCCATCACCCATGATGTGAAGGGCACGGCATCAACCGGTAACCCGGATGCGGATGCAGAGGCTGCGTTTGGACAGTTTGTGGCAGCAAACCTGCAGCCCACCGGTGCGGTCTGGCTGATGTCCAGCACCAATGCCCTGGCACTGTCCATGCGTAAAAATGCGCTGGGTCAGAAGGAATACCCGGACATGACCCTGCTGGGTGGCTCCTTCCAGGGGCTGCCGGTGATTGTCTCCCAGTACGTGGGTGACCAGCTGGTGCTGGTGAATGCCCCGGATATTTATCTGGCGGATGACGGCGGCGTGGCAGTGGATATGTCCCGCGAGGCATCACTGGAAATGCAGTCTGAGCCGACCGGCGACAGTACCACGCCGTCCCCGGTGGAGCTGGTTTCCATGTTCCAGACAGGCAGCGTGGCCATCCGTGCGGAGCGCTGGATCAACTGGCGTCGTCGCCGTACTGCGGCGGTGGCGGTGATCACCGGAGTGAACTACGGCAGTGCGTCCGGCGGCTGAGTCTGATAAGGAGGACGGGAGGCGTGCGCCTCCCGTAACAGGTTATGGCAAAGATCCGATATCTGCAGGGCACGCATGATGCCCGGGCCGGGGATATCCGTGATGTGGCACAGCCGTGTGCGGAGGTGCTGGTTCGCCTGGGAAAGGCGGAGTACATCACGGTGCGACGTCCGGCAGGTCAGAAAAAGAAACGTGATGCGGAGCATGGCGAATGTGGAACCTTTTACGGCGAACCCGAAAAAACCAGAAATCAGGACGTGACGTAAGAGAGGCGGGCTGGACCAGCCTGTTTCAGGCGGTGGCTGAGCCCTTTTCCGGCGCCTGGCAGCAGGGCGTGAAAGCCGATCCTGAAGCCGTCCTCTCCTTTCATGCGGTGTTTGCATGTATTTCGCTGATATCCCGGGATATCGCCAAAATGCGGCTGCGTCTTATGCAGACGGATGCGCATGGGATACGCAGGGAAACGCGCCGGGGGGATATTGCCCGCCTCTGTCGTCGTCCCAACGCCCAGCAGAACCGCATCCAGTTTTTTGAACTGTGGCTGAACGCCAAACTGCGTCATGGCAATACGGTGGTGCTGAAAATCCGTAATGCCCGGGGGCAGATCAAAGAACTGCGTATTCTGGACTGGAGCCGGGTTGAACCTCTGGTGGCGGATGACGGCGAGGTGTTCTACCGCATCACGCCGGACCGGAACTGCGGGATCACGGAGGCGGTGACGGTGCCTGCCCGGGAAGTGATCCACGACCGGTTTAACTGTTTTTTTCATCCGCTTATAGGATTGCCGCCGGTGTATGCCGCCGGGCTGGCGGCCACGCAGGGGCATCATATTCAGGAAAATTCGACGTCTTTTTTCAGAAATGGCGGCAGGCCGTCCGGGGTGATTGAGATCCCCGGCAGTATTACGGAAGAAAATGCGAAAAAACTGAAGAGCAACTGGGACAGCGGGTATACAGGCGAAAATGCGGGGAAAACGGCCATTCTGAGCAACGGGGCAAAATACAACCCCACGACGTTTTCACCTGTGGATGCGCAGACGGTGGAACAACTGAAGATGACCGCTGAAATTGTCTGTTCGGTGTTCCGTGTCCCGGCCTACAAGATTGGCGTGGGACAACCGCCTTCCAGTGACAACGTGGAGGCGCTGGAGCAGCAGTATTATTCCCAGTGCCTGCAGACGCTGATTGAGTCCATTGAACTGTTACTGGATGAGGCGCTGGAAACGGGGGAAAACGAGAGTACAGAATTTGATGTCACCACGCTGCTGAGAATGGACAGTGAGCGGCGCATGAAAACGCTGGGGGATGCGGTGAAAAATACGCTTCTCACGCCCAATGAGGCCCGTAAACGGGAGAACCTGCCGCCCCTGGCCGGCGGTGATGCACTGTATCTTCAGCAGCAGAACTACAGTCTGGAGGCGCTGTCCCGTCGTGATGCCCGTGAGGATCCGTTCGCGTCTGCCGGGAAAACAGTTTCATCACAGCTGCCTGACGGCGCATCTGACGGTAATAAGGCAATCAGTGAAACAGAGCATGATGCGGTGAAAGCGATGTTCAGGGGGGATACTGAGAAAATGACGGAACGGGAACTGTCCATTATTCGTGCACTGGGAGAAGAATTCTCCACAGTGCTGGCGGATTTACAGCGCACATTTGAGGGGAAGATGGCCTCGCAGGCACAAGCGTTTGAAGAGAAACTGACTTCCCTGTCGGCGGTATTACAGAAGCATGTGACGGTGGATGAGGTGCGTCCGGTTCTGCAGGCGATGGTGGATGACGCTGTGGGGGCCATTCCGGTACCGCGTGATGGTCGTGATTATGATCCGGATGTACTGCAGCATGGTGAAGGAGGCTGTAAGCCATATCCCTGTTCCGCGCGACGGTCGTGACTATGATCCCGATGTTCTGCAGAAGGCGGTGAATGATGCGGTCGCAAATATTCCGCAGCCGGCGGACGGTAAAAGTCTCACCCCGGATGATGTGCGTCCGATGCTTGAACAGATGGTGAAGGAGGCTGTAAGCCATATCCCTGTTCCGCGTGATGGTCGTGACTACGATCCGGAAGTAGATGTGCGTCCGATGCTTGAACAGATGGTGAAGGAGGCGGTAAGCCATATTCATGTTCCGCGTGATGGTCGTGACTACGATCCGGATGTTCTGCAGAAGGCGGTTCTGGATGCGGTGAGTGCCCTGCCGGCTCCGCAGGACGGGCGTGATGCCACGGCTCTGGAAATACTCCCCGCCATTGACGATCAAAAATCCTTTCCCCGGGGCACGTATGCCACACACCAGGGCGGACTCTGGCGGGCGTATGAAAAAACGCACGGGATGCGGGGATGGGAATGCCTGGTTGACGGGGTGGCGGATATTGACGTCAGCATGACGGGTGAGCGGTTGTTCTCTGTGGTGGTCCGGCAGAGCAGTGGCCAGCGTACGGAAAAAACATTTTCCCTGCCGGTGATGCTCTACCGCGGTGTGTTCAGAGCCGGTGAAACCTACCACCCCGGCGATACGGTGACGTGGGGGGGCTCGCTGTGGCACTGCAACAGTATGACCGAAGATAAACCCGGAGAAGCTCATTCATCAGCCTGGACCCTGGCTGCAAAACGTGGGCGGGATGCAGGAGGCGGAAAATGACGGCATTACTGACACTGGAAGAGATCAAGGCACATCTGCGTGTCGACCATGACGCGGATGATGACATGCTGATGGACAAGGTTCGTCAGGCTACCGCCGTGCTGCTGGCCTACATTCAGGGCAGCCGGGATAAAGTGATCCGTGAGGACGGTGAACTGATCCCGGGCGAGGCATTAACCCGGATGAAGGGGGCTGCCATGCGACTGACCGGGATGCTGTACCGGAATCCGGATCTTGCGGAGCGGGAAGAACTGCTTCAGGGGGAGCTGCCGTTTTCTGTTTCCGTGCTGATTTACGATTTGCGTTGTCCGACGGTGTTATGAGGAGGGGGAATGGCAATATCTGCAGGTCGTCTGACACAGATGATAAGTGTTCTGAACCCGGTGTTAACCCGTAACGCTGCCGGAGAAATGACGGAAGAATGGGTGTCATGCGGGAAAATTCATGCGGATATCCGAGGCAGGAGCAGCCGGGAGCGGATGCAGTCCGGTGCGGAAATGGCGCAGGCGGAAATCCGCATCTGGGTGCGCGGTCAGTCCGGTCGGGAAATCACGGCAGCGTCACGACTTCATGTGCTGAGTGGTCCATGGCGTGACCGGATCCTGAACGTTGTCGGGCTGCCCGTGCCGGATGCGACCGGCGGGCGTCTGGAAATTCTCTGTCGGCTGGGAGGGGAAAAATGATCGAAACCCTGCTGGATTTTTCGGGGCTGGAGGACATCAGCCGCGATTTGCAGCTTCTGAGTGGTGCGGAAAATAACCGGGTGCTGCGTGAGGCAACCCGTGCGGGTGCGAATGTGCTGAAAGAAGAAGTGGTGTCACGGGCACCGGTACGCAGGGGAAAACTGCGCCGCAATGTGGTGGTCCTTTCCCGGCGCTCCCGCGATGGCGGGATGGAATCCGGTGTCCATATCCGTGGTGTTAATCCGGACACCGGTAACAGCGATAACACCATGAAGGCGGATAACCCGCGCAATGCTTTCTACTGGCGGTTTGTGGAAATGGGGACCGTGAATATGCCACCGCACCCGTTTGTGCGCCCGGCGTTTGATGTGCGCAGTGAACAGGCAGCTCAGGTGGCGATTGCGCGGATGAACCGGGCCATTGATGAGGTACTGAGACGATGACGGAGGCGGATTTGTATCCTCATCTGGCGCATCTTGCCGGCGGGCAGGTGTACCCGTATGTGGTCCCCCTGCTGGATGGCAGGCCGTCGGTGGCGCTTCCGTGGGTGGTTTTCAGCCTGATTTCATCGGTGTCTGCGGACGTGATGGGCGGGCAGGCGGAGTCCTCAGTGTCGGTGCAGATAGACGTTTATGCCGGGACTGTGACGCAGGCGCGTCAGATACGTCAGGACGCCCGTGAAGCCATAATGCTGCTGGCCCCGGGATCCGTCAGTGAAATGCAGGACTATATTCCGGAAAACCGCTGTTACCGTGCAACCCTGGAGTTTCAGGTCACGGTGTGACTTTTTCTTTTTTTCTACAAAACCCATACCCCGCCGCGTGCGGGTTTTTTATTATCAGGAGGCAGAATGTCTGCTTTGTATGAACGCTCACAGCTGACGCAGGTGATGATTTCATCTGCCCCGGCGACTGCTGAAACTATGGATAAGGCGGAATATCTGCGCCTGGACTGCACCATCAAGGAAGTCCAGTTCACCGCTGGTCAGAAACAGGATATTGATGTGACCACGCTCTGCTCCACCGAGCAGGAGAACATCAACGGTCTGGGGGCGTCGTCTGAGATTTCCATGTCGGGTAATTTTTATCTGAATCAGGCCCAGAACGCCCTGCGTGATGCCTATGACAATGACGCGTTGTATGCGTTTAAGGTGCTGTTTCCGTCCGGTAAGGGCTTTAAGTTCCTGGCGGAAGTGCGTCAGCACACCTGGTCATCCGGTACCAACGGCGTGGTGGCAGCAACGTTTTCACTGCGTATGAAAGGCAAACCGGTGTCCTTTGTGGTACCGCTGGCGTTTGTGAAAAATCTGGATAAAACACTTACCGTGAATACAGGTGCGCTGCTGACAATGTCAGTCAGTGCCAACGGGGGAACGCCGCCGTATAAATACGCCTGGAAGAAGGATGGTCAGCCGGTTGACGGGCAGACGACAGACACCTTCAGTAAGCCAGGTGCGCAGTCCGCTGATGCGGGGAAATATACCTGCGTGGTGACCGATTCGGCAGAGAAAGCACAGAGTGTGACGTCTGTTGAATGCACCGTGACAGTGAGCGCAGCCGCCGGATAAGGGGATGGGTCATCATGAAAAAGGATCTGAAAACGCTGGCGCTGGCCAGACTGTCAGGGTTTCGTCATAAAACGGTGAAGGTGCCGGAATGGGGTAATGTCAGCGTGGTGCTGCGGGAGCCTTCGGCAGAGGCCTGGTATCTGTGGCAGGAAGTGCTCAATGGTGATGGAGAGGATGACGATACCCTGTCGGTGGTGGCGAAAACCCGCCGTAACCTAGAAGCGGATGTGACGCTGTTCTGCGATGTCCTGTGTGATACGGATCTGCAGCGGGTGTTCGCTCCGGACGACCGTGAGCAGGTGCTGGCCGTCTATGGTCCGGTACATGCCCGGTTGCTGCGTCAGGCACTGGAACTGATCGCTGATGCAGAGTCGGCCAGAAAAAAGTAGCCCGCCCGGAAATTCGCTTTCTGATGCGACTTGCGCTCCGTCTGGGGCGCACCTTATCCGAACTGCGGCACAGCCTGAGTGTGAGCGAGGCGATGATGTGGATGGAGTTCGACAGGGTATCCCCGCTGGGTGATGAGCGCGGGGATATCCGTAATGCACAGATCGTGAAAGCGGTTTTTGGGGCACAGGGGATGAATGTTGCACTGAAGGACGCCATGCTCTGCTGGGGCGAGGATGAGGATAAGCCGGAGGTGGATCCGTTTGCGGCGCTGGAAGACGCGCTGAGCTTCGCAGCACAGTCATGAATGATGAGAACCGCTGAGGCGGTTTTTTTACGCCCGGAGAAAGGTGAATGGCGACGTTACGTGAACTGATTATCAAAATTTCGGCAAATTCGCAGTCATTCCAGTCGGAGATCCAGCGGGCTTCCCGCATGGGCAGTGAATATTACCGGACCCTGCAGAATGGCGGGCGTCAGGCTGCCGCAGTCGCCCGGGTGCAGCGACGCGCCCTGGCTGAGCTGAACAGCCAGTTGACGGAAATCCGCGCTTCAGCTGCCGGAACGGCGGGGGCATTTGCAGGTGCCTTTGCCACCGGACACCTGATTTCTCTGGCCGATGAATGGAGTTCCGTGAATGCCCGACTGAAACAGGCGTCGCAGTCATCCGATGAATTTTCGTCATCACAGAAAGTGCTGATGGATATCAGCCAGCGGACGGGCACGGCATTTTCAGATAATGCGGCCCTGTTTGCCCGCTCGGCAGCCTCAATGCGTGAATATGGTTACAGTGCTGATGATGTGCTGAAGGTGACGGAGGCCATTTCCACGGGGCTGAAAATCTCCGGTGCCAGTACGGCAGAGGCGGGCTCGGTGATCACCCAGTTCAGCCAGGCGCTGGCACAGGGTGTGTTACGCGGTGAGGAATTTAATTCGGTCAATGAAAGCGGAGACCGGATCGTACGTGCACTGGCTGCGGGTATGGGCGTGGCCCGTAAAGACCTTAAGGCGATGGCGGACGACGGCAAACTGACGGCGGATAAAGTCGTTCCTGCGTTAATCAGCCAGCTGGGGGTATTGCGTGATGAATATGCCGCCATGCCGGAAACGGTCTCTGACGGGATCACAAAGGTGGAAAACGCCTTTATGGCCTGGGTGGGTGGCGCGAATGAAGCCAGCGGAGCGACGAAAACGCTCTCCGGCGTGCTGAACGGTGTTGCCGGTAATATTGATAATGTGGCAACAGCCGCGGGGGCGCTGGTTGCCGTCGGGGTTGCCCGGTACTTTGGCAATATGGCCTCCGGAGCGGTGTCTGCCACGGCAGGACTTGTGACGGCAGCACGTAATGAAGTGGCACTGGCGGAAGCACAGCTCAGGGGGACGCAGATTGCCACGGCGCGGGCAAGGGCAGCCGTGTACCGTGCACAGCAGGCTGTGGCGGCAGCCCGCGGGACGGAGATGCAGATTGCTGCAGAAGCCCGTCTGGCGGCCACACAGGAACGCCTGAACAGAAATATTGCTGCCAGAACCGCAGCCCAGAATGAGCTGAACAGTACAACGGCGGTGGGCTCACGTCTGATGACTGGTGCGTTGGGACTGGTTGGTGGCGTACCCGGACTGGTGATGCTGGGGGCAGCAGCATGGTATACGCTGTACCAGAATCAGGAGCAGGCCAGGGAGTCAGCGCGCCAGTATGCACTGACGATAGATGAAATCGCGCATAAAACGCCGTCAATGTCTTTGCCTGAAGCCTCAGATAATGAAGGACGAACACGGGCGGCGCTGGCAGAGCAGAACCGGCTGATTGATGAACAGGCCAGCCGGGTGAAATCCCTGCAGGAAAAAATCGCTGGATATCAGTATGTTCTGGCTAACCCTGGCTGGACAACCGGTGACGGATTCATGATAAACCATCTGACATCGGTGAAGACCGTGACGGAAGGGCTTTCTCAGGCAACAGAGCAGCTTGCCGTTGAGCAGTCCCGTCTGGCACAGATGCAGGAAAAAGCGCAGTCCATTCAGGATGTGCTTGCCGGGCTGGAAGACCGTCGTGTGGCGTTAATTCGTCAGCAGGCGGCAGAGCAGAATAAGGTGTACCAGTCCATGCTGGTTATGAACGGTCAGCATACGGAATTCAACCGTCTGCTGGGGCTGGGGAATGAACTGCTTCAGCAGCGTCAGGGACTGGTGAATGTACCGTTACGGCTGCCGCAGGCCACCCTGGATGATAAACAGCAGAGCGCCCTGACAAAAACAGAACGTGAGCTGGCCCTGTCCCGACTGAAGGGGGAGGAAAAAGAGCGTGCCCGGCTGGGGTATGCGGCGGATGACCTTGGTTTTGTGGGGGATTCGTATCAGGAGGCGAGACAGCGTTATATCAGTAATGCTCTGGAAGCCTGGCGTAATAACGAGGCGAACAAACCTAAATCCCGGGGTGGAAAATCAGAGACGGAAAAAGCGGAAGACAGTTTTTCCCGGCTACTGAAGCAGCAGAAAGAGCAACTGGCACTGGCGGGTCAGAATACAGAGCTGGCGAAGCTGAAGTACCAGACTGCGCAGGGCGAACTGAAAACCCTGACGGAGATGCAGAAGCAGGAACTGCTGCGTAACGCGGCCCTGATTGACCAGCAAAAAATCCGGGAACAGTTGCGATCCCGGGAAGAGACCCTGAAGAATGATAATGTGGCTGCGCGTGCATCAAATGAAGCTGAACTGCTGGGATACGGGCAGGGAGAACGAGCCAGGGAACGCATGCGGGAGTTGCAGCAGATCCGTGACAGCTTCCGCCAGAAGGATGCGGACCTTCAGTCTCAGTATCAGACCGGGGATATCAGTGAGGATTTTTACAGACAGGCACGGGCACAGAACGCGCAGTATCTGAGCGAACGCCTTAAGGACCAGGCAGCCTTTTATGCCGAATCGGATGCGCAGCGTGCGGACTGGCAGAAAGGCTTGCAGGAGGGGCTCAGTAACTGGGTGGACAATGCATCCGATTACGCCTCACAGGCAGCACAGCTTGCGACGGAGGGTATCTCAGGGATGGTGAATAACATCACGGAGATGCTGAACGGAAACAAAGTGGAATGGCGCAACTGGGCCTCATCCGTACTGCAGGAAATCTCAAAAGTTCTTATGAATGCTGCGATTGTCAACGGAATTAAGACGGCGGCAAACGGTATGTCCGGTGCGGGAGGATTTATTGGCAGCATTGGTGACTGGCTGGGCGGTGCGGTGGCCAATGCAAAAGGCGGCGTGTATACCTCGGCAAACCTGAGTGCGTACAGCAACAGCATTGTGGACACGCCCACGTACTTTGCGTTTGCAAAAGGGGCCGGGCTGATGGGGGAAGCCGGACCTGAAGCCATTATGCCCCTGACCCGGGCGGCGGATGGCTCGCTGGGCGTACGCGCGGTGGGCAGTATGAACGGCAGTGCCGGTCTGGTGTATTCCCCGGTCTACCACATCGCCATTCAGAATGACGGGGCTAACGGACAGATAGGGGCGGAGGCGGCAGGCAGTCTTGTGCAGCTGATTGACCAGCGGGTGCAGGCGGTGATGCTGTCCATGCGACGTGACGGAGGAATGCTGAGTGGCTGAGATAAAAACGCTGCATCTGGTCCCGCGTGAAGGGATGCAGGTGAGTGAGAAACCGTCGGTGGTGAGGGTTCGGTTTGGTGACGGTTATGAACAGCGCCGACCGACGGGACTTAATGCCAGACTGAAGACGTTTCAGGCGGTGTTCCGGGTGACGGATGAACCAACCCGGCGCTGGCTGGATGAATTTTTATCGTGGCATGGTGGTTACCGTGCCTTTTTGTGGCGACCGCCGAAACATAACCTGACGGTGAGGGTGGTGTGCCGGGAGTGGAGCGTCACAGATAACGCCAGGCACAGTGATTTCAGTTGTACGATTGAGCAGGTGGTGAACTGATGCAGGATATTCGCGAAGAAAGTCTGAACGAGTCGGTTAAGTCAGAGCAGTCACCGCGGGTGGTACTCTGGGAAATCGACCTGACGGTACAGGGCGGTGAGCGGTATTTTTTCTGTAATGAGCTGAATGAAAAAGGGGAGCCGGTCACCTGGCAGGGGCGGCAATATCAGGCATACCCGATTGACGGCAGCGGTTTTGAGATGAGCGGGAAGGGCAGCAGTGCCAGACCGTCGCTGACGGTGTCCAATCTGTTCGGTCTGGTCACCGGGATGGCGGAAGACCTGCAGAGTCTGGTGGGGGCCACGGTGGTCCGCCGCCGGGTGTATGCCCGTTTTCTGGATGCGGTGAATTTCGTTGCGGGCAATCCGGAGGCGGACCCGGAGCAGGAGCTGAGTGACCGCTGGGTGGTGGAGCAGATGTCGCAGCTGACAGCCATGACGGCCTCGTTTGTGCTGGCTACACCGACCGAGACGGATGGGGCGCTGTTTCCCGGTCGCATCATGCTGGCGAACACCTGTATGTGGGATTACCGGGGAGATGAATGCGGGTATAACGGTCCTGCGGTGGCGGATGAGTTCGACAACCCCACCACGGATATCCGTAAGGACAGATGCAGCAAGTGCATGCGCGGGTGTGAACTGCGCAGGAATGTCGGCAATTTTGGCGGTTTCCTTTCCATTAATAAACTTTCGCAGTAAATCCCGGTTTATGACACAGACTGAATCAGCGATTCTGGCGCATGCCCGGCGGTGTGCGCCTGCGGAGTCGTGCGGCTTCGTGATAAGCACGTCGGAGGGGGAGTGGTATATCCCTTGTGTGAATATTTCTGCAGAGCCGGAGGCGTATTTTCGTATCGCACCGGAAGACTGGCTGCGGGCAGAGATGCAGGGGGAGATTGTGGCACTGGTCCACAGTCATCCCGGTGGGCTGCCCTGGCTGAGCGAGGCTGACCGGCGGCTGCAGATAAAAAGCGCACTGCCCTGGTGGCTGGTCTGCCGGGGTGACATTCACAAATTCCGCTGTGTGCCACATCTGACAGGACGGCGCTTTGAGCACGGGGTGACGGACTGTTACACGCTGTTCCGGGATGCTTATCATCTGGCGGGGACTGAAATGCCGGATTTTCATCGCGAGGATGACTGGTGGCGCAACGGTCAGAACCTTTACCTGGACAATATGGCGGTCACCGGCTTTTACCGGGTGCCCCTGTCCTCTGCACAGGCGGGCGATATTCTGCTGTGCTGCTTTGGTGCTTCGGTACCGAACCATGCCGCCATTTACTGCGGCAACGGTGAGCTGCTTCACCATCTGCCTGAACAACTGAGTAAACGGGAGAGGTATTCCGAAAAATGGCAACGACGAACGCATTCTGTCTGGCGTCACCGCCACTGGCACGCATCTGCCTTCACGGGGATTTACAACGATTTGGCCGCCGCCTCAGCCTGTATGTGAACACGGCAGCGGAAGCCATCCGGGCGCTGTCGTTACAGGTGCCGGGCTTTCGCCGTCAGATGAACGAAGGCTGGTACCAGATACGTATTGCCGGTTATGACACGGCACCGGAGGCGGTGTACGCCCGTCTTCACGAACAGCTGGGTGAGGGAACGGTCATCCATATTGTGCCGCGACTGGCCGGGGCCGGAAAGGGTGGACTGCAGATTGTGCTGGGGGCGGCAGCCATCGTGGGCTCTTTCTTCACTGCCGGGGCATCAATGGCGTTATGGGGTTCAGCCCTGGCAGCCGGTGGTTTTTCTGCCACCACGATGCTGTTTTCACTTGGAGCCAGCATGATTCTGGGCGGTGTGGCCCAGATGCTGGCCCCGAAGGCAAAAACACCGGATTACCGCGCAACGGATAACGGCAGACAGAACACGTACTTTTCCTCGCTGGATAACATGATTGCCCAGGGGAACCCGATGCCGGTGCCTTACGGGGAAATGCTGGTTGGCTCCCGCCGTATATCCCAGGACATCAGCACCCGTGATGAAGGCGGGGGCGGAACGGTCGTGGTTATCGGGCGACAGGGATAAAACATAAAAAAATCCCGCAGTGATCGCGGAGCTGCGGGGACAGACAAATGAAGATCAATGTTAAGGAGTTGTTTTTGTTACTCGGGCAAAAAAACACTAACGCAGCGAAATTATAAGCGCCACAGTCAGTGTGTGAAAATGTGAAGATATTCAGAATTTTTATGCCATTACCGGTTTTAACCAACAGGATTATCGGTGGGCATGAAAGAAAACCCCGGTATCTGCTGATACCGGGGTTTCTCTTTAGCATGGCAGAAATGTGTTTCATGCTTTTCGGGCGAAGGATATCCGACTTCTGTACGGAATGGCAAGTGGCGGTTAATTTATTCAGGGGAAGGCTGTATGGGAAAAGGTGGCGGTAAGGCACACACGCCTCGTGAGGCGAAGGATAATCTCAAATCCACGCAGATGATGAGCGTGATTGATGCGATTGGTGAGGGACCGATAGAAGGTCCGGTGAAGGGACTGCAGAGTATTCTGGTGAACAAAACCCCACTGACGGACACGGACGGCAATCCCGTGATACACGGTGTGACGGCGGTCTGGCGCGCCGGGGAGCAGGAGCAGACACCACCGGAAGGCTTTGAGTCCTCCGGAGCTGAAACCGGACTGGGCGTGGAAGTGACGAAGGCAAAACCGGTGACGCGCACCATTACGTCCGCGAACATTGACCGCCTGCGGGTTACCTTCGGGGTGCAGTCACTGGTGGAGACCACCTCAAAGGGTGACCGTAACCCGGCATCCGTCCGCCTGCTGATTCAGTTACAGCGTAACGGTAACTGGGTGACAGAAAAGGACGTCACCATTAACGGCAAGACCACCTCACAGTTCCTGGCCTCGGTGATTCTGGATAATCTGCCTCCCCGGCCCTTTAACATCCGGATGGTCAGGGAGACGGCGGACAGCACCACGGACCAGCTGCAGAATAAGACGCTGTGGTCGTCATACACCGAAATCATCGATGTGAAACAGTGCTACCCGAACACGGCCATTGTGGGGCTGCAGGTGGATGCGGAGCAGTTCGGCGGCCAGCAGATGACGGTGAACTACCATATCCGCGGTCGCATCATCCAGGTGCCGTCAAACTATGACCCGGAAAAACGCACGTATAGTGGTATCTGGGACGGCAGTCTGAAACCGGCATACAGCAACAACCCGGCCTGGTGTCTGTGGGACATGCTGACTCACCCGCGCTACGGCATGGGAAAACGTCTGGGGGCGGCGGATGTGGACAAGTGGGCGCTGTATGCCATCGGGCAGTACTGCGACCAGACGGTCCCGGATGGTTTCGGGGGGACCGAGCCGCGGATGACCTTTAATGCGTACCTGGCACAACAGCGTAAGGCGTGGGACGTTCTCAGTGATTTCTGCTCTGCGATGCGCTGTATGCCGGTATGGAACGGTCAGACGCTGACGTTCGTTCAGGACCGCCCGTCGGATGTGGTGTGGCCGTACACCAACAGCGATGTGGTGGTGGATGATAACGGCGTGGGATTCCGCTACAGCTTCAGTGCCCTGAAGGACCGGCACACGGCGGTGGAGGTGAATTACACCGACCCGCAGAACGGCTGGCAGACCTCCACGGAACTGGTGGAAGACCCGGAAGCCATACTGCGCTACGGACGCAACCTGCTGAAGATGGACGCGTTCGGCTGTACCAGCCGCGGTCAGGCCCACCGTGCCGGACTGTGGGTGATAAAGACCGAACTGCTGGAAACGCAGACGGTGGATTTCACGCTCGGGTCTCAGGGGCTGCGGCACACACCCGGTGACATTATTGAAATCTGTGATAATGACTATGCCGGGACCCTGACCGGCGGACGTGTCCTGTCCATTGATGCTGCCACCCGCACCCTGACGCTGGACCGTGAGGTTACCCTGCCGGAGACAGGTACATCGGCGGTGAACCTGATTAACGGCAGCGGTAAGCCGGTGAGTGTGGACATCACCGCACACCCCGCGCCGGACCGGATACAGGTCAGTACCCTGCCTGATGGTGTGGAGACATACGGGGTGTGGGGACTCTCCCTGCCGTCACTGCGCCGTCGCCTGTTCCGCTGTGTCTCCATCCGGGAAAACACGGACGGCACCTTTGCCATCACGGCGGTGCAGCACGTACCGGAAAAAGAAGCCATCGTGGATAACGGTGCCCGCTTTGAGCCGCAGTCAGGTTCCCTGAACAGCGTCATCCCACCGGCAGTGCAGCACCTGACGGTGGAGGTGAGCGCAGCTGACGGCCAGTATCTGGCGCAGGCGAAATGGGACACGCCGCGGGTGGTGAAGGGTGTGCGCTTCAGTCTGCGCCTGACCAGTGGTAAGGGAACGGATGCCAGACTGGTGACCACCGCCATCACCGCAGACACGGAGCACCGTTTCAGCGGCCTGCCGCTCGGGGAATACACCCTGACGGTGCGGGCGATAAACAGCTATGGCCAGCAGGGTGAACCTGCCACCACCACCTTCCGGATTGCCGCACCGGCAGCACCGTCGCGGATTGAGCTGACGCCGGGCTATTTTCAGATAACTAAACGATAGTTAAATGGATTGATGAAAATTAAAACTATATAGGTGGATGCTCAGCCTATCGGAGGTAGTCAGGATTTGAATGTCAGTCTGTTGTCGGCATTCTGGCAATGCAATTTGGATAAAGCGGGGATTAAAAAGATAGAGGCGAGCCGGTCAGGTAGAAATGAATCAGGCTCAAAGTGAAGCGGAAAAGGTCTGTGGCACAAGCTGATGCAGCCATAATTACAGCCTGATGATTTGTGGAATGAAACATGTTGAACCTCCTTAATTGATGTTATTCGAGTGATGAAGGCATTCTGTCCTTCTATAGTGTCCAGTAAATCAAACAGGAAACTTGTCCAACGTGTTGGACAAGCCTCTCCATTAGTGAGTTGTATTGATCACAACTCTACAAAGAATTCATTACTGGGTAGATGAAAATAGTTTCACTATGAATGGAGGAGGCTATGTCGGTGGCTTCTTCATTGGAGTACATATGCCCCCACGAATCCCACGCGCCTGCCGTAAGCGTGGATGTGCAGGTACAACCACAGACAGTTCTGGTTACTGCGATAAACATCGTGGCGAAGGATGGGTACAGCATCAACGCGGACTGAGCCGCCACCAGCGTGGCTATGGCTCGAAATGGGATGCCATACGTGCGCGCATACTGAAGCGTGATAATCATCTGTGTCAGAACTGCCTGCGCAATGGGAGAGCCGTTGAAGCCAGAACTGTGGACCACATCATTCCGAAAGCTCATGGTGGCACGGATGCAGACAGTAACCTGCAGAGTCTGTGCTGGCCCTGTCATAAAGCAAAAACAGCGCGCGAACGCATCAATTGATAACAGTTCCCATCTGTAGGGGAGGGGCAGGCCAAATCTCTGCAACCCTGGCTGCTCAGTACCGCCGCCTGACCTTTCCTCGCATCGCCGCAGGTTCGAAAACTTTTTTTTGGAATGTGATTAAATGATTGATAGGTAAAACCGATTATGTCTGGACCCCCGAAAACCCCGCCACGCCTGCATTTGATACGAGGCAACCCCTCAAAGCGGCCAGTTAAAGACCTCAAAAAAACCGCTAAAAAGGATGAAAAAGGTCTCCCTAAAATTCCGCAACATTTAGGGGCGCAGGGGAAGTACTGGTTCAGGCGAATGGCGGAAGAGCTGAATGCGGAAGGGATCATTTCTCAGCTTGATGCGCGTGCGCTTGAGCTACTGGTGGAAGCCTATACCGAATACCGGCATCACTGCGAAACACTCGATGTTGAGGGGTACACCTACCGCTCGAAAACGCAGAACGGTGATGTGCTGATTAAGGCACACCCGGCTGCTGCGATGAAAGCGGATGCCTGGAAGCGGATCCGGGCGATGCTTGCAGAATTTGGTATGTCACCGGCAAGCCGGGCAAAAGTAAATACCGCCGGACCGGATAATGTTGATCCGCTGGCAGAGCTTTTAAAAGCGAGAGACTGATGGCAAAAGTGGCTGACGGGATCCGCTACGCCGAACGTGTTGTTGCAGGAGAAATTGTTGCTGGCGAATTTGTCCGCCTGGCCTGCCAGCGTTTTCTTGATGATCTGAAGTACGGCGAAAAGCGGGGGATTTATTTCAGTGAACCCCGTGCGCAGCACATCCTGAATTTCTACAAATTTGTGCCTCATGTAAAAGGGGCACTGGCAGGCCAGCCCATTGAGTTGATGGACTGGCATGTATTTATCCTCATTAATATTTTTGGTTTTGTCATTCCGCTGGTCAATGAAGAAACCGGGGAAGTTGTCATGCGCAGCGATGGCAGCGGACGTCCGGTGATGGTGCGCCGGTTCCGGACGGCGTACAACGAAGTCGCCCGTAAAAACGCAAAATCAACCCTGTCATCGGGTATCGGCCTGTATATGACGGGGGCAGATAGTGAAGGCGGAGCTGAGGTGTATTCAGCCGCAACCACGCGTGACCAGGCCAGAATCGTGTTTGAAGACGCCAAAAATATGGTCAGAAAAGCCCGGTCGACACTCGGGCGGTTGTTTGATTTCAACAAGCTGGCGATTTACCAGGAGCAGAGCGCATCAAAATTTGAACCGCTTTCCTCGGATGCAAACAACCTGGACGGTCTGAACATCCACTGCGCCATTATTGATGAGCTGCATGCACATAAAACCCGCGACGTGTGGGACGTTCTGGAAACGGCAACCGGTGCCCGTCTGCAGTCCCTGTTATTTGGTATCACCACGGCTGGCTTTAACAAGGAAGGGATTTGTTACGAGCAGCGTGATTACGCCATCAAGGTATTGCGAGGCTATAACAGCGACGTGGAGGGCGCTGTAAAAGACGACTCTTACTTTGCGATCATTTACACGCTTGATGAGGGAGATGATCCGTTTGATGAAACGGTCTGGCAGAAAGCGAATCCTGGCCTGGGCATCTGTAAACGCTGGGATGATCTGCGTCGTCTGGCGAAAAAAGCGAAGGAGCAGGTCTCTGCGCGGGTGAATTTTTTTACCAAACACATGAATGTGTGGGTCACTGCCGAATCTGCCTGGATGGATATGATTAAGTGGGAGAAGTGCGAATACATTGCTCCACAACATGAGCTGAAAACATATCCCATGTGGGTCGGCGTCGACCTTGCTCATAAGATTGATATCTGTGCGGCGGCAAAACTCTGGCGAACCGATAACGGACATGTTCATGCTGATTTTAAATTCTGGCTTCCGGAAGGACGGCTGGAACGATGCTCGCGGCAGCAGGCAGAACTTTACCGGAAGTGGGCGGAGATGGATAAGCTCATCCTGACGGATGGTGATGTTATCGATCATGCTCAGATAAAAAGTGACTTACTGGAATGGATTGGCGGTGAAAACCTCAGGGAACTGGGATTTGACCCGTGGAGCGCAATGCAGTTCAGTCTGGCACTGGCTGAAGAAGGGATACCGCTGGTGGAGGTTCCGCAGACGGTCCGCAATCTGTCAGAGGCCATGAAGGAAACGGAATCACTGGTTTATGCCGGGCGTTTCCATCACAGCAATCATCCGGTCATGAACTGGATGATGTCTAACGTTACTGTAAAACCGGACAAAAACGACAACATCTTCCCGAATAAATCCACGCCGGAAGCCAAAATCGACGGCCCTGTTGCGCTTTTTACAGCCATGAGCCGCTTTCTGGTAAATGGCGGGGGCGTGAATGACTTTCTGTCCACGCTTGATCCTGATGAGGACCTGTTAATTCTGTGAAACAGCTTATTACTGATATGACCGGGCTGATCGGTTTCGGTCTGCTCACTGCTGGCGTTTATCTGTATGCAGGTCTGCCAGCGTCTCTGATGCTGTCTGGCTGTTTGTTGCTGCTTTATGCACTGGTGGTGTCCATGAGGAGAAAACATGCTTCTTGATGCTCTGTTTCGCAGTGAGCCTCTGGAAAATCCCTCGGTTCCGGTAACCGGAGAGGCCGCAGAGACGGATAATATTTTTGCCCGGGATGTGTATGTCAGTCCGGAAACGTCCATGAGGCTGGCTGCTGTCTATGCCTGTATTTATGTTATTTCATCCAGTGTGGCTCAGATGCCCCTGCATGTGATGCGAAAAACGAATGAGCATGTTCAGCCGGCACGCGATCACCCGTTGTTCTGGCTCGTTCATGATGAACCGAATGCCTGGCAGACCAGCTATAAGTGGCGGGAACTGAAGCAGCGTCATGTGCTGGGGTGGGGCAATGGTTATACGTGGGTGAAACGTAATCGTCGTGGCGAGGTTACCAGTCTTGAATGCTGTATGCCATGGGAAACCACGTTACTTAACACCGGAGGGCGTCATACCTACGGTGTGTATAACGAAGAGGGTGCATTTGCGGTAAGTCCGGACGACATGATCCATATCAGGGCGCTGGGAAACAATCAGAAAATGGGACTGAGTCCGATCATGCAGCATGCTGAAACCATTGGTATGGGAATGAGTGGTCAGCAGTATACCAGTGCTTTTTTTAACGGTAATGCCCGTCCTGCCGGGATTATTTCTGTGAAAAATGAACTGAACGAACAGAGTTGGAGCAGGCTCAAGAATATGTGGCAGCGGGCGGTGACAGCGCTTCGCAGCCAGGAAAATAAAACCATGTTGCTGCCTGCGCAACTGGATTACCGCGCTCTGACAGTTTCTCCGGTGGATGCTCAGATCATTGATATGACCAAGCTGAACCGGTCGATGATTGCCGGGATTTTTAATGTCCCGGCGCACATGATTAATGACCTGGAAAAAGCCACATTTTCGAATATTACGCAGCAGGCGATTCAGTTTGTTCGCTACACGATGATGCCCTGGGTTGCGAACTGGGAGCAGGAGCTTAACCGTCGCCTGTTTACCCGTACAGAACGGGCTGCCGGGTATTACGTTCGTTTCAACCTCACGGGGTTGCTCCGTGGGACCCCACAGGAGCGTGCGCAGTTCTATCACTTTGCCATTACAGATGGCTGGATGAGTCGGAATGAAGCCAGGGCATTTGAGGATATGAACCCGGTTGACGGTCTGGATGAAATGCTGGTCAGCGTAAATGCAGCAAATCCGTTGAATAACTTTAAAGATACGAAAGGCAAAGAGGAAAAGAACGATGAATGACCGTGAAACGCGCTGTTACAGCGGGGAGGTGCGGGCGGAACAATATGATAATGCCCCGACCCACATTCTGGGCTATGGCTCGGTATTTAACAGTCGTTCAGAACCTCTGTGGGGATTTCGTGAAATCATCAAGCCGGGGGCTTTTGATGATGTACTGAATGATGATGTACGTGGCTTGTTTAATCATGATCCTAATTTCATTCTCGGACGAAGTTCTGCCGGCACGTTGTCATTGTCGGTGGATGAACGCGGTTTACGTTATGACATTGTTGCACCGGATACTCCGACTATTTGTGACCTGGTGCTATCTCCAATGTTGCGTGGTGACATTAATCAGTCCTCGTTCGCGTTTCGTGTCGCCCGTGACGGAGAGAGCTGGTATGAAGACGACGAGGGGATTGTTATCCGGGAAATCACGCGCATTTCTCGTCTGTATGACGTCAGCCCGGTGACATATCCGGCCTATCAGGACGCAGACTCTGGTGTCCGCTCAATGAAAGCCTGGCAGGAAGCGCGGGCGAGTGGTGCGCTGAAGAAAGCTGTTAACGAACGAATGGCGCGTGAGCGTCTTTTGACCCTTCTTAATGCATAAGGATACTACTGACGATGAAACTTCATGAGATGAAGCAAAAACGAAACACCATTGCAAAGGATATGCGTGCACTGCATGAAAAAATTGGTGATAACGCATGGACTGATGAGCAACGGGCAGAGTGGAACAGGGCGAAAGCTGAGCTGGATGCGCTGGATGAGCAAATCGCCCGTGAAGAAGAGTTGCGCCGTCAGGATCAGGCATATGTGGATGAGTCCGGGCCGGAAGAGCGCCAGAATAATGAGGCGGAGAACGGGAAAAAGGCGGTGGAAGAGAAGCGCGCTGCGGCATTTAACCGTTTTCTGCGTGCCGGATTTGCAGAACTGAATGCTGAAGAGCGTAATCTGATGCGTGAACTGCGGGCTCAGAGTGTAACAACGGATTCTCAGGGCGGATATACGGTGCCCACGCAGATGCGTAACAAAATCATTGACACCATGAAGGCTTATGGCGGGATTGCCAGTGTGGCGCAACTTCTGACCACATCAACCGGGCAGGATATCACCTGGTCAACGTCTGATGGCACGACTGAAGAGGGCGAACTGCTGGCGGAAAATACAGCCGCAACGGAACAGGATGTGACGTTCGGGACCGCTATTCTGGGGGCTAAAAAGCTGTCATCAAAAATAATTCGTGTGTCCAATGAGCTGCTCCAGGACAGTGGGGTGGATATTGAATCTTATCTGGCAAACCGTATTGCCCAGCGTATTGGTCGTGGAGAGGCAAAATATCTGGTTCAGGGGACCGGAACGGGATCACCGTTACAGCCAAAAGGGCTGGCAGCGTCGGTGACGGGAACCATCCAGACTGTAGCCTCTGCCGCTTTCACCTGGAAAGAAATGAATGCCCTGAAACATGCCATTGATCCGGCATATCGTGGTGGGCCGAAATACCGCTGGGCATTCAATGATGCCACATTGCAGACTATTGAAGAGATGGAGGATGGACAGAAACGCCCGTTATGGCTGCCGGATATTGCAGGCGGTACGCCGGCTACTGTGCTGGGGATCCCTTATGTTATTGATCAGGCTATTGACGGGATTGGTACCGGAAAAAAATTCATTTTCCTGGGGGATTTCAACCGCTTTATCATTCGCCGCGTTACTTATATGGAACTGAAACGTCTGGTTGAGCGTTATGCTGAGTTTGATCAGGTGGCATTTCTGGCTTTCCATCGTTTTGACTGTGTGCTGGAAGATGTGGCAGCCATCAAGGCGCTCACTGGCAAATAACCACTCGTTGTTCAGTTACAGACCGCGCCGACGCGGTTTTTTTATGCCCGCACAGTGTTGCGGGCAGGAGTTTCTGATGGCAGCAATAGTGGAAAAACTCAGGGCGCAGTGCCGTATTGATACAGATGATGCAACTGATGATGAGTTACTGATGCTGTATTTCCGGGCTGCCTGCCGCAAGGCAGAAAATTTTATCAACCGTAAGCTTTATGAGGAGACGGTGCCGGAAGGTGATCCTGAAGGGGTGCTTATAGCTGATGATGTTTTGCTGGCGCTCATGTTGCTGGTCGGGCACTGGTACGAAAACCGGGAAAATTCCTCAGATGTCAGCAAGGCACCAGTCCCGTTTGGTTTTTCTTCTCTGCTGGAGCCTTATCGTTTTATTCCTTTGTAGGAGGAGACATGCAGGCGGGCAGATTACGTGATCGCGTAATTATTCTGAATGTCACCACCGCCCGCTCTCCGTCAGGGCATCCGGTGGAGACGGTGACGGAGGGAGCTACCGTATGGGCAGAAGTTAAGGGTATCAGCGGGAGGGAGATAATCTCAGGCGGAGCAGAAACCGCTCAGGCTACGGTCAGAGTCTGGATGAGATTCCGGCGCGATGTGACAGCGACTTCACGTCTGAAAGTGCTGACCGGTGCATTTAAAGGGGCCATTCTGGGTATAGAAGGTCCACCAATACCGGATGCACGCGCTACCCGGCTTGAAATACTCTGCAGCCTGAAGGGGAATGTGTGATGGATTTCAGTCTTGATTTTTCCGGCCTGGCGGATATTGCACGGGATTTGGAGACGCTCAGCAGGGCAGAAAACAATAAGGTTCTGCGCGATGCCACCCGTGCCGGTGCTGAAGTTATGCGGGATGCAGTTGTTGAACGTGCGCCGGAGCGAACCGGGAAACTGAAGAAAAATGTGGTTGTTCTCACTCAGCGTTCAAAGCGTCGGGGGGAAATTATCTCGGGTGTCCACATTCGCGGACGGAACCTGCGAACCGGAAACAGTGATAACAGCATGAAAGCCAGCGATCCCCGAAATGCATTTTACTGGCGCTTTGTGGAGCTGGGAACGATAAACATGCCCGCGCATCCATTCATTCGCCCGGCTTTCGATACGACAGAGGAACTGGCAGCACGGATTGCCATACAGCGAATGAATCAGGCTATTGATGAGGTCTTAAGTAAATGAGAGAGGCCACACTGTATTCCCTGTTGTCTCAGCTGGCCGGAGGACAGGTTTATCCTTATGTGGTCCCACTGACGGAGGGAAAGCCTGCGGTATCTCCGCCGTGGCTGGTGTTTTCTGTGGTGTCTGACACGGCATCTGATGTGCTTGATGGGCAGGCTGAATCCAGAATTACCGTGCAGATCGATGTCTGGGCGACAGTACCTGATGACGCAGATAATATTCGTGAGCAGGCGCTTGATGCGGTAAGAAAACTGGCACCCTCCGTTATTTCTAAAACGCAGGGTTATGATCCTGACTCCCGTCTGAGCAGAGCCACGCTTGAATTTCAGGTAATAGCCTGAGGTCATTAATGATTTTACCCACCCGCCGCTGGCGGGTTTTTTTATTTTCAGGAGACGAGTATGTCCTCTAATTTTGAGCGTTCGCAACTGACGAAAATTATGATTTCGTCTGCACCGGTAACAGCAGAAACCCTGGATTCTGCCAGCTATCTTGGCCTGAGCTGTACAATCAAAGAGGTGCAGTTTACCGCAGGACAAAAGCAGGATATTGATGTCACCACGCTGTGTTCTGTTGAGCAGGAAAATATTAACGGTCTTGGTGCCGCGTCAGAGATTTCCATGTCAGGCAACTTTTATCTGAATGCTGCCCAGAACGCGTTGCGCAGTGCCTATGACAATGACACCACGTATGGCTTTAAAGTTATTTTTCCGTCAGGCAACGGATTTACCTTTATGGCAGAGGTGCGTCAGCATACCTGGTCTGCAGGAACCAATGGTGTTGTGGCTGCAACGTTTTCCTTGCGCCTGAAAGGTAAACCTGTGCTGACGACAGAGCCGCTGAAAGTGAAGGCCGATTTAAAAAGCACGCTGCGGGTTGCTTCCGGAGCGAAACTTGAAATGGCGGTTGAGGCTGCGGGTGGTGTGCCGCCTTATTCTTATGTCTGGAAGAAAGGTGGTTCTCCTGTTTCCGGACAGACGGCGGCAACGTTCAGTAAGGCATCGGCAGTATCCGGTGATGCGGGTGCATATACCTGCGAGATTTCTGATTCAGCAAGCCCGGTTAACAAAGTGACCTCCACTTCCTGCACTGTAACCGTCAGTTAATGAGGATGGATGTGATGACTAAAAATATCCGTAATCTGGCACTGGCAACGATGTCGGGGTTTCGCCATAAAACCGTTGATGTGCCTGAATGGGAGGGAGCAACGGTTGTGTTACGGGAACCTTCTGCAGAAGCCTGGTTGCGCTGGCAGGAGATCGTTAAAGCAAAAGATGATGAGACACCGTTATCCGTTGCGGAGCGCGCCCGCCGAAATCTGGAGGCAGATGTTGAACTGTTCATTGATGTTCTGTGTGATACCGGACTGCAACCCGTATTTTCAGAGGATGATCGTGAACAGGTGATTGCCGTGTATGGCCCGGTGCATGCGCGGCTTCTTCGGCAGTCTCTGGAACTGATCAGTGATGCCGGCGAGGTTAAAAAAAAGTAGCGCTTCCGGGGATGCGTTTTCTGATGATGCTGGCGCTCAGGATGGGGCGCACATTGTCAGAGTTACGCCGGGAAATGTCCGCATCAGAAATCATGATGTGGGCAGAATTTGACAGGTTCAGCCCGCTGGGGGACGAACGGGCTGATATCCGGGCTGCCCAGATTGTTTCAGCTGTTTACGGTGCGCAGGGGGTCAAAGTGCCACTGAATGATGCGCTTCTTCAGTGGGAGAAGGAGCAGACAGAAGGCGTATCAGATCCATTTGCCGGACTGGAAAACGCGCTTTTAATAGTGTCTCAGTGAGTCAACATAACCGCTTCGGCGGTTTTTTTTCGTCCGGAGAATGAGTGTGGCGACATTACGTGAACTGATTATTAAAATCTCGGCAAATTCCCGGTCATTCCAGTCAGAGATCTCCCGGGCTTCGCGTATGGGGCAGGATTACTACCGTACCATGCAGAACGGAGGCCGGCAGTCCGCTGCTGCATCCCGTGAAATGCGGCGTGCACTGGCAGAAGTGACGGATCAGATAAATACAGCTAAATCTTCGGCACTGAATATGGCGGGGGCATTTGCCGGGGCTTTTGCTACCGGTCATCTTATTTCTTTCGCCGATGAGTGGAATTCAGTAAATGCCCGTCTGAAGCAGGCCTCACAGTCCAGTGATGATTTTCAGGCATCACAGCGTGAATTAATGGCGATCAGCCAGAGAACGGGGACGGCGTTTTCTGATAACGCCAGCCTTTTTGCCCGTTCTGCAGCTTCCATGCGGGAGTATGGTTACAGTTCTGAGGAGGTACTGAAAGTCACCGAGGCGATCTCCACGGGCCTGAAATTATCCGGTGCCAGTACAGCAGAAGCCAGTTCGGTGATCACGCAGTTCAGTCAGGCACTGGCGCAGGGAGTGCTGCGCGGTGAAGAGTTTAACTCGGTGAATGAGAACGGCGATCGTGTTATTCGTGCGCTGGCTGCGGGAGTGGGGGTTGCCCGTAAGGATCTGAAGGCCATGGCGGATAACGGAAAGTTGACCGCCGATAAGGTTGTTCCTGCACTGATTAGTCAGCTTGGGGCATTACGTGATGAATATGCGGCAATGCCTGATACGGTTTCATCCTCTGCAACCAAAGTTGAAAACGCCTTTATGGCCTGGGTTGGTGGTGCGAACGAGGCAAGCGGAGTGACGAAGACGCTCTCCGGTGTGCTGAATGGTATTGCAGGCAATATTGACACTGTGGCAACCGCTGCCGGTGCTCTGGTTGCCGTCGGGGTAGCCCGATATTTTGGCAATATGGCGTCTTCTGCTGGATCTGCAACTGCCGGATTAATTACTGCAGCCAGAAACGAAGTGGCTCTTGCGGAAGCGCAGCTCCGGGGGACACAGATAGCAACAGCCAGGGCGCGTGCGGCGGTTTATCGTGCGCAACAGGCGGTTGTTGCTGCTCGCGGTACCGAAAGGCAGGCAGCCGCAGAAGCGAAACTGGCTGCTGCCCAGGCATCACTTACCCGTAATATTGCGGCCAGAACAGCAGCACAGACAACGCTGAATACTGTCACGTCAGTGGGAAGTCGTCTGTTAAGTGGAGCACTGGGACTGGTTGGTGGGGTGCCGGGGCTTGTCATGCTGGGGGCCGCGGCCTGGTACACGATGTATCAGAATCAGGAGCAGGCCAGAGAATCTGCACGCCAGTATGCCGCAAAAATCGACGAAATTCGCCAGAAAACGTCGGCAATGTCGCTTCCTGAAGCGTCAGATAATGAGGAAAAGACGCGGCAGGCACTTGATGAGCAAAACAGGTTAATTGACGAGCAGAAAAGTAAGATTAAATCCTTACAGGAAAAAATTGCTGGCTATCAGTATGTGCTGGCAAACCCGGGCTGGACAACCGATAACGGTTTTATGATTAACCACATGACGTCGGTAAAAACAGTCACAGAAGGGCTTGCAGAAGCAACAAATCAACTGGCAGTTGAACAGTCCCGTCTCACACAAATGCAGGGCAAAGCGCAATCCATTCAGGATGTGCTTGCCGGGCTGGAGGAGCGGCGGGTTGCGTTGATCCGTCAACAGGCGGCGGAACAAAACAAAGCGTATCAGTCCCTGTTGATCATGAATGGGCAGCATACCGAGTTTAATCGCCTTCTTGGGCTTGGTAATGAATTACTTCAGCAGCGACAGGGGCTGGTGAATGTACCGTTACGGCTACCACAGGCAACCCTGGATGATAAACAGCAGACCGCACTGAATAACAGCAAGCGCGAACTGGCTCTGTCCCGCCTTAAGGGGGAAGCGCGTGAGCGTGCCCGACTGGGCTATGCTGCGGATGATCTCGGCTTTGTGGGAGAGGCGTATCAGACAGCCAGACAGAATTATATCAATAACTCACTGGATGCCTGGCGAAATAACCAGGCAAATAAACCCAAAGCGCATAAAAAGACCGAAGCGGAAAAAACAGAAGATATTTATAAACGGCTGATTAAACAGCAAAAAGAACAGATAGCACTGGCAGGGCAGAATACTGAACTGGCTAAGATGAAATATCAGGTCAGTCAGGGCGAATTATCAACCCTGTCAGAAGCGCAGAAAAAAACGCTTTTGCAGAATGCAGCACTCATCGACCAGAAAAAGATTCGTGAGCAGCTTGCTGCGTATGAAAGCAGCCTGGCGGACAGTAATGCCAGTACCCGGGCGTCTAACGACGCGCAGTTACTGGGATATGGTGAAGGCTCACGGATGCGTGAACGACTCCAGGAAATGTGGAGTATCCGGCATGAGTTTGAGCAGAAAAATAACGAGCTGCTGAGACAGTATCAGGCCGGAGAAATTGAAGAAGCCCTGTGGAAACAGGAGAAAGAACTGAATAAAAAATATCTGGAAGAGCGTCTCAGCGATCAGCAGGATTATTATGCAAAGGCCGATGCTTTACGTAATAACTGGAATGCAGGACTCCAGGAGGGGCTGACCAACTGGGCAGACAGTGCCACCGATTATGCTTCGCAGGCGGCAGATGCTGTCGTTTCCACTATGGACGGGCTGGTATCAAATATTTCCGATGCGCTGGCCGGAAATGTTGTGGACTGGAGAAACTGGGGGAGTTCAATTCTCCAGGAAGTTTCAAAAATTCTGATGAATGCGGCCATTGTTAACGGACTGAAGTCACTCTCCGGTGCCGGAGGGTGGCTTGGTACGGTCGGCGGATGGATTTCGGGGGCGGTGGCAAACGCAAAAGGTGGTGTTTACACATCGGCAAATCTGAGTGCTTACAGTAACACTATTGTGGATACACCGACGTATTTTGCTTTTGCGAAAGGTGCCGGGCTGATGGGCGAGGCCGGGCCTGAAGCTATCATGCCACTGACACGGGCAGCGGACGGCTCTCTTGGGGTCAGAGCCATTGGCAATGTGAATAGTGGCGGGGGGGTTGTTTATTCTCCCGTGTATCACATCAGCATTCAGAATCAAGGGAGCAATGGCGAGATAGATGCGCGCTCAGCCAGGGGACTGGTGGATCTGATCGACAGCAGGGTTGTGTCAATTATGCAGTCATCGCGTCGGGATGGAGGATTGTACAGTGCCTGAGCCTGAAGTTTTTAACTGGATCCCCCGTGAGGGGATGGAGACGACACGAAAGCCATCAGTTATTACGGTAAAGTTTGGTGACGGATATGAACAGAGACGGGCTGGTGGTCTGAATGCGGATCTGAAAACGTTTAAACCGGTATTTCGTGTCACAGATGAATATTCCCGTGCCGCGCTGGACAGTTTTTTATCCCGTCATGCCGGGATTCGTGCTTTTTTGTGGCGTCCGCCAAAACACAACAGGACTGTCCGGGTTGTCTGCAGGGAGTGGAGCATTTCGGATAATGCCATGTATACCGATTTTAACTGTACCTTTGAAGAGGTCACTCACTGATGCAGGATATACAGCAGGAAACACTCAATGAGTGCACTAAAACGGAGCAATCCGCGCTGATCGTGCTCTGGGAAATTGATCTGACAGAGGTCGGCGGAGATCGTTATTTCTTCTGTAATGAGCAGAACGAAAAAGGTGAACCGGTCACCTGGCAGGGGCGGCAGTATCAGGCATACCCCATTCAGGGGACGGGATTTGAACTGAACGGTAAGGGCAGTGCTGCCCGTCCGACACTGACGGTCTCTAACCTGCACGGCATGGTCACCGGGATGGCGGAAGACCTGCAGAGTCTGGTCGGCGGAACGGTGGTCAGGCGTAAGGTTTACGCCCGTTTTCTGGATGCGGTGAACTTCGTCAACGGAAACAGTGACGCCGACCCGGAGCAGGAGGTGATCAGCCGCTGGCGCATCGAGCAGTGCAGCGAACTGAGTGCGGTCAGTGCTTCTTTTGTACTGTCCACGCCGACGGAAACGGATGGTGCGGTTTTTCCGGGGCGCATCATGCTGGCCAACACCTGTACCTGGACCTATCGCGGTGATGAGTGCGGTTATAGCGGTCCGGCTGTCGCGGATGAATAGACGTCCGATATCACGAAAGATAAATGCAGCAAATGCCTGAGTGGCTGTAAGTTTCGCAATAACGTCGGCAACTTTGGCGGCTACCTTTCCATCAACAAACTTTCGCAGTAAATCCCATGACAGAGACAGAATCAGCGATTCTGGCGCACGCCCGGCGATGTGCGCCAGCGGAGTCGTGCGGCTTCGTGGTGAGAACGCCGGAGGGGGAAAGATATTTCCCCTGCGTGAATATCTCCGGTGAGCCGGAAGATTATTTCCGGATGTCGCCGGAGGACTGGCTGCAGGCCAAAATGCAGGGTGAGATTGTGGCGCTGGTCCACAGTCACCCCGGTGGTCTGCCCTGGCTGAGTGAGGCTGACAGGCGGCTGCAGGTGCAGAGCGATTTGCCGTGGTGGCTGGTCTGCCGGGGTGAGATTCATAAATTCCGCTGTGTGCCGCATCTTACCGGGCGGTGCTTTGAGCACGGGGTGACGGACTGTTACACGCTGTTCTTGAGATGCCGGATTTTCATCGCGGGGATGACTGGTGGCGTCACGGTCAGAATCTCTATCTGGATAATCTGGAGGCCACAGGGCTGTATCAGGTGCCGTTGTCATCAGCACAACCGGGCGATGTGCTGCTGTGCTGCTTTGGTTCATCGGTGCCGAATCATGCCGCCATTTACTGCGGCGACGGCGAGCTGCTGCACCATATTCCTGAACAACTGAGCAAACGAGAGAGGTATACCGACAAATGGCAGCGACGCACACACTCCCTCTGGCGTCACCGGGCATGGCACGCATCTGCCTTTACGGGGATTTGCAACGATTTGGCCACCGCATCGACCTTCGTGTGAAAACGGGAGCCGAAGCTATCCGGGCGCTGGCCACGCAGCTCCCGGCGTTTCGTCAGAAACTGAATGAGGGCTGGTATCAGGTGCGCATTGCCGGGCGTGATGCAGGCGAAAACGAATTATCTGCCCGTCTTAATGAGCCGCTGGCAAATGGTGCCGTGATCCACATCGTGCCGCGTCTGGCGGGAGCTAAAAGTGGCGGTGTGTTTCAGGTGGTGCTGGGGGCGGCGCTGATTGCGGTGGCATGGTGGAACCCTGTGGGCTGGCTGGGTGCCGCGGCTGTATCGGGCATGTATGCGGCAGGGGCCAGTATGATCCTGGGTGGTGTGGCCCAGATGCTGGCACCGAAAGCCCGGACGCCCACAGCGACCAGCACGGATAACGGTAAGCAGAACACCTATTTCTCATCACTGGATAACATGGTTGCCCAGGGCAATGTTCTGCCTGTTCTGTACGGTGAAATGCGCGTGGGGTCTCGTGTGGTTTCTCAGGAGATCAGCACGGCAGATGAAGGGGACGGTGGTCAGGTTGTGGTGATTGGCCGCTGATGCAAAATATTTCATGTGAAACCGCCTCCGGGCGGTTTTGTCGTTTATGGAGCATGACGAATGGGCAAAGGAAGCAGTAAGGGGCATACCCCGCGCGAAGCGAAGGACAACCTGAAATCCACGCAATTACTGAGTGTGATCGATGCCATCAGCGAAGGGCCGATTGAAGGTCCGGTGGATGGATTAAAAAGCGTGCTGCTGGCGCATCTGCCTTTACGGGGATTTACAACGATTTGGCCGCCGCATCGACCTTCGTGTGAAAACGGGGGCTGAAGCCATCCGGGCGCTGGCCACACAGCTCCCGGCGTTTCGTCAGAAACTGAGCGACGGCTGGTATCAGGTACGGATTGCCGGGCGTGATACAGGTGAAACGGAATTATCAGCCCGTCTTAATGAACCGCTGGCAAATGGTGCTGTGATCCATATCGTGCCGCGTCTGGCAGGAGCCAAAAGTGGCGGTGTGTTTCAGGCTGTGCTGGGGGCGGCTGTTATGGCGGTTGCTATATGGATGCCGGGGGTAGGAATTATGGCGAGTAATCTGCTGTTTTCTCTCGGTGCCAGTATGACGCTTGGCGGTGTTGCACAGATGCTGGCCCCTAAACCCAGAACCCCCCGCACACAGACAACGGATAACGGCAAACAGAACACCTATTTTTCTTCACTGGATAATATGGTTGCCCAGGGCAATGTTCTGCCCGTTCTGTACGGTGAAATGCGCGTGGGATCACGTGTGGTATCTCAGGAGATCAGCACAGCAGATGAAGGTGATGGTGGTCAGGTTGTGGTGATTGGTCGCTGATGAAAAACGTTTTATGTGAAACCGCCTCCGGGCGGTTTTATCGTTTATGGAGCATGACGAATGGGTAAAGGCAGCAGTAAGGGGCATACCCCGCGCGAAGCGAAGGACAACCTGAAGTCCACGCAGCTGCTGAGTGTGATCGATGCCATCAGCGAAGGGCCGGTTGAAGGTCCGGTGGATGGATTAAAAAGCGTGCTGCTGAACAGTACACCGGTGCTGGACAGTGAGGGGAATACCAACATCTCCGGTGTTACGGTGGTGTTCCGGGCAGGTGAGCAGGAGCAGACACCGCCGGAGGGATTTGAATCCTCCGGTTCCGAGACGGTGCTGGGTACGGAAGTGAAATACGACACGCCGATCACCCGCACCATCACGTCGGCAAACATCGACCGTCTGCGCTTTACGCCGGTGCTGGACAGTGAGGGGAATACCAATATATCCGGCGTCACGGTGGTGTTCCGGGCCGGTGAGCAGGAGCAGTCACCGCCGGAGGGATTTGAATCCTCCGGCTCCGAGACGGTGCTGGGTACGGAAGTGAAATATGACACGCCGATCACCCGGACCATCACGTCGGCAAACATCGACCGTCTGCGCTTTACCTTCGGTGTACAGGCACTGGTGGAAACCACCTCAAAGGGAGACAGGAATCCGTCGGAAGTTCGCCTGCTGGTTCAGATACAGCGTAACGGTGGCTGGGTGACGGAAAAAGACATCACCATTAAGGGCAAAACCACCTCGCAGTATCTGGCCTCGGTGGTGGTGGATAACCTGCCGCCGCGCCCGTTTAATATCCGGATGCGCAGGATGACGCCGGACAGCACCACAGACCAGCTGCTGAACAAAACGCTCTGGTCGTCATACACCGAAATCATCGATGTGAAACAGTGCTACCCGAACACGGCACTGGTTGGCGTGCAGGTGGACTCGGAGCAGTTCGGCAGCCAGCAGGTGAGTCGTAATTATCATCTTCGCGGGCGCATTCTGCAGGTGCCGTCGAACTATAACCCGCAGACGCGGCAATACAGCGGTATCTGGGACGGAACGTTAAAACCGGCATACAGCAACAACATGGCCTGGTGTCTGTGGGATATGCTGACCCATCCGCGCTACGGCATGGGAAAACGTCTTGGTGCGGCAGATGTGGATAAATGGGCGCTGTATGTCATCGGCCAGTACTGCGACCAGTCGGTGCCGGACGGCTTTGGCGGCACGGAGCCGCGCATTACCTGTAATGCGTACCTGACCACACAGCGCAAGGCGTGGGATGTGCTCAGTGATTTCTGCTCGGCGATGCGCTGTATGCCGGTATGGAACGGGCAGACGCTGACGTTCGTGCAGGACCGACCATCAGATAAGGTGTGGACCTATAACCGCAGTAATGTGGTGATGCCGGAGCCGTCGGATAATGTGTGGACCTATAACCGCAGTAATGTGGTGATGCCGGATGATGGCGCGCCGTTCCGCTACAGCTTCAGCGCCCTGAAGGACCGCCATAATGCCGTTGAGGTGAACTGGATTGACCCGGATAACGGCTGGGAGACGGCGACAGAGCTCGTGGAGGATACGCAGGCCATTGCCCGTTACGGCCGTAACGTCACGAAGATGGATGCCTTTGGCTGTACCAGCCGGGGCTGACCCGGATAACGGCTGGGAAACGGCAACAGAGCTTGTGGAGGACACGCAGGCCATTGCCCGTTATGGTCGTAATGTCACGAAGATGGATGCCTTTGGCTGTACCAGCCGGGGGCAGGCACACCGCGCCGGGCTGTGGCTGATTAAAACGGAGCTGCTGGAAACGCAGACCGTGGACTTCAGCGTGGGCGGTGGTCGTGTGCTGGCGGTGAGCAGCCAGACCCGGACGCTGACGCTCGACCGTGAAATCACGCTGCCATCCTCCGGCACCACGCTGATAAGCCTGGTTGACGGAAGTGGCAATCCGGTCAGCGTGCAGGTCCAGTCCGTCACCGACGGCGTGAAGGTGAAAGTGAGCCGGGTTCCTGACGGCGTTGCAGAATACAGCGTGTGGGGGCTGAAGTTGCCGACGTTGCGCCAGCGCCTGTTCCGCTGTGTGAGTATCCGTGAGAACGACGACGGCACGTATGCCATCACCGCCGTGCAGCATGTTCCTGACGGTGTTGCTGAATACAGCGTATGGGGGCTGAAGCTGCCGACGCTGCGCCAGCGACTGTTCCGCTGCGTGAGTATCCGTGAAAACGACGACGGCACGTATGCCATCACCGCCGTGCAGCATGTACCGGAAAAAGAAGCCATCGTGGATAACGGGGCGCACTTTGACGGCGACCAGAGCGGCACGGTGAATGGTGTCACGCCGCCAGCGGTGCAGCACCTGGCCGCAGAAGTCACTGCAGACAGCGGGGAATATCAGGTGCTGGCGCGATGGGACACACCGAAGGTGGTGAAGGGCGTGAGCTTCCTGCTCCGTCTGACCGTAACAGCGGACGACGGCAGTGAGCGGCTGGTCAGCACGGCCCGGACGACGCCGGAAAAAGAGACCATCGTGGATAACGGGGCGCACTTTGACGGCGAACAGAGTGGCACGGTGAATGGTGTCACGCCGCCCGCGGTGCAGCACCTGACCGCAGAAGTCACCGCAGACAGCGGGGAATATCAGGTGCTGGCGCGATGGGACACACCGAAGGTGGTGAAGGGGGTGAGCTTTATGCTTCGCCTGACCGTGGCAGCGGATGACGGCAGTGAGCGGCTGGTCAGCACGGCCAGGACGACGGAAACCACATACCGCTTCAGGCAACTGGCGCTGGGGAACTACAGGCTGACAGTCCGGGCGGTAAATGCGTGGGGGCAGCAGGGGGATCCGGCGTCGGTATCGTTCCGGATTGCCGCACCGGCAGCGCCATCGCGGATTGAGCTGACGCCGGGCTATTTTCAGATAACCGCAACGCCACATCTTGCCGTTTATGACCCGACGGTACAGTTTGAGTTCTGGTTCTCGGAAAAGCGGATTGCGGATATCAGGCAGGTTGAAACCGCAGCCCGCTATCTTGGCTCGGCGCTGTACTGGATAGCTGCCAGTATCAATATCAAACCGGGCCATGATTATTATTTTATCCGCAGTGTGAATACTGTTGGCAAATCGGCATTCGTGGAGGCTGTCGGTCGGGCGAGCGATGATGCGGAAGGTTACCTGGATTTTTTCAAAGGAGAAATCGGGAAAACACATCTGGCCCAGGAGCTGTGGACGCAGATTGATAACGGTCAGCTTGCGCCGGACCTGGCTGAAATCAGGACGTCCATTACGAATGTCAGCAATGAAATCACGCAGACCGTCAATAAAAAACTGGAAAATCAGAGTGCGGCAATCCAGCAGATACAGAAAGTTCAGGTTGATACAAATAATAACCTGAACAGCATGTGGGCCGTGAAACTGCAGCAGATGCAGGACGGACGCCTTTATATTGCGGGTATCGGTGCCGGTATTGAGAATACGCCAGCAGGAATGCAGAGTCAGGTGCTGCTGGCGGCAGACAGGATTGCGATGATTAATCCTGCGAATGGCAACACAAAGCCGATGTTTGTTGGTCAGGGCGATCAGATATTTATGAATGAAGTGTTCCTGAAATATCTGACGGCTCCCACCATTACCAGCGGCGGTAATCCTCCGGCATTTTCCCTGACACCGGACGGGCGGCTGACGGCGAAAAATGCCGATATCAGCGGTAACGTGAATGCGAACTCCGGGACGCTCAACAACGTCACGATTAACGAGAACTGCCGGGTTCTGGGAAAACTGTCCGCGAACCAGATTGAAGGCGATCTCGTTAAAACAGTGGGCAAAGCTTTCCCCCGTGACTCCCGGGCACCGGAGCGGTGGCCATCAGGGACCATTACCGTCAGGGTTTATGACGATCAGCCGTTTGACCGGCAAATTGTTATTCCGGCTGTGGCATTCAGTGGCGCTAAGCATGAGAGAGAGCATACTGATATTTACTCCTCATGCCGTCTGATAGTGTTATTGATATGCCTGCCGGTCACGGTCACATGACACTGGAGTTTTCGGTGTCAGCATGGCTGGTAAATAACTGGTATCCCACAGCAAGTATCAGCGATTTGCTGGTTGCGTTATTGATATGCCTGCCGGTCACGGTCACATGACGCTGGAGTTTTCGGTGTCAGCATGGCTGGTAAATGGCTGGTATCCCACAGCAAGTATCAGCGATTTGCTGGTTGGATTGTTATTCCGGCGGTGGCATTCAGCGGCGCTAAACATGAGAAAGAGCATACTGATATTTACTCCTCATGCCGTCTGATAGTGCGGAAAAACGGTGCTGAAATTTATAACCGTACCGCGCTGGATAATACGCTGATTTACAGTGGTGGTGATGAAGAAAGCCACTGCAGGCATCACGATTAGCTGAATTTTATAACCCAGATACGGGCACCAGAAATGGTGCCTTTTTTATTGCAGAAAAGCGAGAGGTAATTATGCGTAAATTATGTGCTGTTATTCTATCCGCAGTAGTCTGGCTGGTTGCCGCTGGTACGCCAGCGAGCGCAGCAGAGCATCAGTCCACACTAAGCGCCGGGTATCTTCAGACCCATACTGATATGCCAGGCAGTGATGACCTGAAGGGCATTAACGTGAAATACCGTTATGAATTTACGGACACGCTGGGGCTGGTGACGTCATTCAGTTATGCCAATGCCAAAGATGAGCAAAAAACGCATTACAGCGATACCCGCTGGCATGAAGATTCAGTGCGTAACCGCTGGTTCAGCATGATGGCGGGGCCATCTGTACGCGTGAATGAATGGTTCAGTGCTTATGCGATGGCAGGTGTGGCTTACAGCCGTGTTTCGACGTTCTCCGGGGATTATCTCCGCGTAACTGACAACAAGGGGAAAACGCACGATGTGCTGACCGGAAGTGATGACGATCGCCACAGCAACACGTCTCTGGCGTGGGGAGCTGGCGTGCAGTTTAACCCGACCGAATCCGTGGCCATTGATATTGCTTATGAAGGCTCCGGCAGTGGCGACTGGCGCACTGACGGTTTCATCGTGGGTGTCGGTTATAAGTTCTGATTAGCCAGGTAACACAGTGTTATGACAGCCCGCCGGTTCAGGCGGGCTTTTTTGTGCACAGAAAACCCCCAGCTAGGCTGGGGGTTCCGCATTCGCAGTGTGAACACCGTTGGCAAATCGGCATTTGTGGAGGCTGTTGGCCAGCCGAGTGATGATGCATCCGGCTATCTGGATTTTTTCAAAGGAGAGATAGGGAAAACCCATCTGGCTCAGGAGTTGTGGACGCAGATTGATAACGGTCAGCTTGCGCCTGACCTGGCTGAAATCAGGACGTCCATTACGGATGTCAGCAATGAAATCACGCAGACCGTCAATAAGAAACTGGAAGACCAGAGTGCAGCGATCCAGCAGATACAGAAGGTTCAGGTTGATACAAATAATAACCTGAACAGCATGTGGGCTGTGAAGCTGCAGCAGATGCAGGACGGACGCCTTTATATCGCGGGTATTGGTGCCGGTATTGAGAATACCCCTGACGGTATGCAGAGTCAGGTGCTGCTGGCGGCGGACAGGATTGCGATGATTAATCCTGCGAATGGCAATACAAAGCCGATGTTTGTTGGGCAGGGCGATCAGATATTCATGAACGAAGTGTTCCTGAAATATCTGACGGCTCCCACCATTACTGGCAATCCCCCAACGTTTTCACTGACACCTGATGGTCGACTTTCTGCGAGAAATGCGGATATCAGCGGTAACGTGAATGCGAACTCCGGGACGCTCAATAATGTCACGATTAACCAGAACTGTCGGATTCTGGGAAAACTGTCAGCTAACCAGATTGAAGGTGATATTGTCAAAACGGTGGGAAAAGCCTTTCCGAGAAATGGCAGTTATGCCAGCGGTACAATAACGGTCACTGTGTACGATGACCAGGCTTTTGACCGTCAGATAGTCGTCCCCCCCGTTCTGTTTCGCGGTGGTAAGCATGAAAACTTCAACAGCAACAACCAACAGTCATACTGGTATTCAACCTGTAAGCTGCAGGTGCTGAAGAACGGACAGGAAATCTTTCAGCAACCCGCGACGGATGTCAGCAGGGTATTTTCATCAGTCATTGATATGCCTGCCGGACACGGCCATGTCACCCTGACTTTCAATGTTTCTTCATATGGTGCAAATAACTGGACGCCAACGACCAGTATCAGCGACCTTCTTGTTGTCGTGATGAAGAAATCAACAGCCGGCATCAGTATCAGTTGAATTTTAAAACCCAAATTCGGGCACCAGAAATGGTGCCTTTTTTATTTGTGGAGTGAATATGGCAGTACAGATTTCAGGTGTGCTGAAAGACGGTGCAGGAAAACCGATACAGAACTGCACCATTCAGCTCAAAGCAAAACGTAACAGCACCACAGTTGTGGTGAACACGGTGGCCTCAGAAAATCCGGATGAAGCCGGACGTTACAGCATGGATGTCACCGTGTATGAGGATTCTAAGCCGGGGACATTGAATGATTTTCTGGGCGCTGCAACAGAAGATGATGTTTGTCCGGAGGCACTGTATCGTTTTGAAAAGATGGTGGAAGAGGCGGCACGCAACGCTGAAGCCGCCTCTCAGAGCGCAGCGGCGGCAAAGAAATCCGAAACTGCAGCGGCATCATCGAAGAACGCGGCGAAAACCTCAGAAACGAATGCAGCTAACAGCGCACAGGCGGCAGCGACCTCAAAGACTGCATCGGCAAACTCCGCGACAGCAGCCAAAAAATCAGAAACCAACGCGAAAAATAGCGAGACAGCCGCAAAGACGAGCGAAACCAACGCAAAGTCCAGCCAGACGGCAGCGAAAACCAGCGAAACGAATGCCAAAGCCAGTGAAACTGCGGCAAAAAACAGCCAGGTTGCAGCAGCCCAAAGCGAGAGCGCGGCAGCCGGTTCTGCGACTTCAGCAGCTGGATCAGCAACTGCTGCGGCTAACAGCCGGAAAGCTGCGAAGACGAGTGAAACTAACGCAAAGTCCAGCCAGACGGCAGCGAAGACCAGCGAAACGAATGCCAAAGCCAGCGAAACTGCGGCGAAAAACAGTCAGGATGCAGCAGCCCAAAGCGAGAGTGCTGCAGCTGGTTCTGCAAGCGCGGCGGCTGCTTCTGCCACTGCATCAGCCAACAGTCAAAAAGCAGCAAAAACCAGTGAAACCAATGCAAAGACAAGCGAGACTGCAGCGGCGAACTCGGCGAAAGCATCCGCTGCAAGCCAGACCGCTGCAAAAGCAAGTGAAGACGCAGCCAGAGAGTATGCAAGCCAGGCAGCAGATCCGTATAAATATGTCTTACAGCCGCTGCCTGATGTGTGGATACCGTTTAACGATTCACTGGATATGATTACGGGTTTTTCGCCATCTTATAAAAAGATAGTTATTGGTGACGATGAAATAACAATGCCAGGCGACAAGATTGTTAAGTTTAAACGTGCTTCAACAGCAACGTATATTAATAAGTCCGGCCAACTCAAGCTTGCTGAAGTTGACGAACCGCGATTTGAGCGCGATGGCTTATTGATTGAAGGACAGAGGACAAATTATCTGAGGAACTCAAATAAACCAGACTCATGGACTGTTCATTCCGCACTGAATAAAACATTTGGCACTGATAAACAGGGGTTCAATTATGCCACGGTGACACCCACGGAAAGTATAGTGGGAACAACAGGTGGCTATACTGTGCATGGTGTGGTTGCAGCAGACAGATTCCCGCTGGCAAGTGGTGAATGTTTCACTTTTTCGTGCCGGGTTAAAGGCGCTAAAGCACGATGCAGGTTAAGAGTTTCAGTTATTATTGGTGGAACAGATACCTTCTCTGCTGACTCTTATCTTGATCTGGATACCCGGATCGCAACAGTAAGCGGTAATACATCCCTTATAACAGCCAAAGCTGAACAACAGGGCGAGTGGACCTACTATGAGGCCACTTATACAGCTAATACGGACATTGATACCGTTAACTGTGCTTTTTATATGACAAATAAAATAAGTAATGAGACATTCTATGATGACTCAACATTAACCATGACGACGCCGCAAATTGAACTGGGCAATACGGCATCGTCATTTATTGTAACTACAATGCCAACAACACGCGCAAGTGATGTAGTTACTATCCCATCGCAGAATAACCTGTCAACACGGCCTTTTACGGTATTGTGCGAAGTAAGCAGGAACTGGAGTACACCGCCCAATGTTGCGCCAAGGATATTTGATGTTGGAGGGCACAGTATTGATGATAATTATTTATCGCTGGGGTTTGTTGCAACAGGAAAGATAAGCGCCAACGTAGGAATGGTTCAGCCACAAATTGCCTCAGATGGAGAAAGGTTCATTGTGGGTGTGAGAGCTAAATCTGATTTATCAGTAAATGCAATATGCAATGGTAATTATACAACAAACCTTAATGGTAAAATATTTGGAGTTACAGCAACATCGTACCGGTTTGGTGGGCAGACCGCAGCAGGAACGCGTCATTTGTTTGGACACATCAGAAATTTCAGAGTCTGGTTTAAAGAATTAAATGACAGGCAAATCAAGGAGGCAGTATGAAAGATTTAACTTTGAAATTTCCTGGTAACAGAGAGTTTAAATCCTTCCTGTCATCTCTTGACTGGGAGGAGGATGAAGACCTCCAGAATAAACTGTTAGTCGATGAAATTGGTTTCACCTACACAGAAACAGGGGTAACAGAAGAGGGAGAACCTGTCTGTGTCCGGAATGACGGTTATTTTGTCAACATTCGCATTCTTGATGACTTGTTTGATGTTTCTGTATTCTCTGATTATGTCGTGGAGCTGGAAACACCGCTTCGGGAATGGAGCTGAAAGGAGGAAATAATGGATATAAGCCCCTTACTTCATGCACTTTGTGCTGTGGCTGCGCAAACACTGGTTGGTCTTTTTACCGGAAACTGGGCTTACGGAGCGATAGCCGGTTGTACGTTCTTCATTGCGCGTGAACATACCCAGGCAGAATATCGCTGGATTGAAATGTTCGGGCATGGCAAGCGAATGAATATGCCGTGGTGGGGCGGTTTTGATCCGCGAGCTTGGGATGTGGCAAGCCTGATGGATTTTGCTGTGCCGGTGGTGGCGTGTCTGCTGGTCTGGCTGTTGGTTAATCGTGGGTGA